CTGTATCTATCATAATACATATCTTTGCCACAAGGCATGTTCATTTTAGTTTTTAAATAGGTGTACGAAAGACCCTCAGTTATACCCTTTAGAATATATGGATACAAGGATGAATCTGTTTCCATTGCAGTCTCTTCTATTAAGTCAATCTTCTCCAAATAATATGCTTTGTCTATAGCGATTCTAGATGTCATATCAACTTTACCGCTATTACCCTTCACTTCATAAAGCTTTGGAGAAATTGTAGTCTTATTGTCTAAATATATGTATAACTTCTTCCATCTAGGATATTGTAAACAGAAATGCTTTAATTCGTAGTGTCTATGCTTGTCTATCCAATATTTATTCTTAACTGATACTTCTGGTCTTATTGTAGTTCCCATTAATTTATCCTCTCTTCCTCATTTGATTAACTTTCTTTAAATATTTAACAGTTGACTCCTCAATTTTTTCCTTAGTTATTTTACCATACACAATTACCACAGCATTATTAACTCTGATAGTCATCATCTTTTGCTTTTGCAAATAAAACCTCCTTTCTTAATAGCCATTAACTTTCTAATAGTTACCATTAGAATTTATCATTGTTTTTTGTCACCTGTGTACTGGTAATTTATTCTAGGTTAAAAAATTCCTAATCTAGAATAGAATTCACAATTTGTTAACATAAAACTTGTCAGAATATAGTATAATGTAAAGCGTTATCATTTTTGGCATGAAGGAGAGTGAGCAAATGGATAAATATGCCATATACTTAAGAAAAAGTAGAGCTGATCTAGAGGCTGAGAAATTAGGTGAAGGAGAAACTCTAGCTAGACATAAGAAAATATTAACAGAGCTTGCCGCAAGAAGAGGTCTATATGTCGAGAAAATATACCAAGAGATAATATCAGGAGCTGAGACAATTAAGGATAGACCAGAAATACAAAAGTTAATTAATGACGCGTACAAAGGAAAATATAGAGGAGTAATAATAGTAGAAGTAACTAGATTGTCTCGTGGTAGTCAAGGTGATGCACAAATTATTATGGATTGTCTAAAATATGCAAACCGCAATAAAGGCTTACTAGTAGTAACTCCTACAAAGGTTTATGACGTAGCACACAATTCCGACGATGAAGAATATATGGAATTTGAGTTATTCATGAGTCGTAGAGAATATAAGATGATACAAAAGCGTATGGATAGAGGTAAGAAACAATGTGTAGTAGAAGGTAACTACATGGCAAGCTATAGGCCTTATGGATACGATATACTTAAGACAAAGACTAGCAGGACATTAATACCAAATGAGGAAGAAGCTCCAATAGTTAAGAAAATATTCCGTTGGACAGTCGAGCAAAATATGACTCCTGGAGAAATAGCTCGGAAGTTAACATCTATGGGGACTCCAACTTATACTGGAGATCTTGAATGGTCCGTCGCTACTATTAAGACCATTCTTACTAATCCTACTTATATAGGTAAGGTTAGATGGAATGATAGAATGCAAGTTAAGACAATGGTTAATGGTGAGCTTGTGACTAGTCGCCCTAGGTCAAACCATACTGAACACTTTATGTTATATGATGGAAAGCATAAAGAATATGCATTGATTGATGAAGAGACGTTTAATAAGGTGTCTGAGAGATTTACTAGCGATAAGACTAAGCATAATCTGAAATTGTACAACCCATTAGCTGGGATATTTTCCTGTAAGAATTGTGGTAAAATGATGCATTATCAAAGATATACAACTAAGCAAAACGTACAACCTAGATTTACCCATAAGCAATCTCAAATATGCAAAGTTAAATCTGTATTGGCTACTGACGTGATGAATGCCGTAGTTCATGCTCTCAAATTGTATATAGAAGATTTCAATGTGAAAATAAACAATTTACCTCAAACAGATGAGAATGAAATAGCTAAAGAAATAGAGTCGTTAACAACTGAACTTATGAAAATAGAAAAGAAATTGTCTAAGTTGTTTGACGCTTGGGAAGATGAACAAATATCAGACAATGAGTTTGTAAAGAGAAAAGCAGTTAATAACCAAAGAATAGAAAATATAAAAGCTGAGATAGAGAAACTTGAAAACTCTATACCTGAGAAAGAGGAATATGAAGAAAAAATCATGGCTCTGTCTGACGCTCTAGATTCACTATTAGATGAAAATATAGATGCTGACATACAAAACGAGTATCTAAAACAAATAATTGATAAAATAGAGTTTAGTAGAGAAAATAATAAAGAATTTATCCTTGATGTGTTCTTGAAGTAATCTTCAAGGATAATATTTTGTGACCAATATCTATCATGGGTGTGCTATATTTAAATCTCCACCATGATACAAATATACTTAAAAAGGATGATGTAAATGCGTATAATATGGAAAGATAGTTTCGCTAAAGAATCATATAAGCCTATAAGATACAGAGGATATACCGCTTTGTGTTGTCAAGATAGTGATGGGTGGATTACTGATAAACCAGATGATTATAATATTTACAAAAATCATTACTGTGCCCTAAACGCTATAGATAAATATCACGGTGGTAAGCCGGGAGAAAACGGAAGTAAGAAACGTAAATCATATGGTATACAAATAATAGGACAACATGATTAATTTATAAGAAAAAATAAAAGGGGATGTAATTGCTACACTCCCTTTTATAATATTTAGTCCTCGTGATACATTTTCATCTTTTCTTGAATAATATGTACCTCATCTTCAAGGGCATAAGTCCTCTCAATTACAGTATTGTGTTTTTCAACTTTCTTGTCTAATTCTTCAATTTTGTAGTTAATCAACGCTTGTGATTTTTGATTACTAGAAATAGTGGCAATTACGCTTGGTATCGCAACACATAAACCACTTACTATTGCGACTATTACATCTGCGTCCATTGCCACCACCTACTTTGTTTCTTTGTTGATTAGTTGCACAAATAATTGATGCAATCCAGTACTAGCTAGGCCACTGAATAATCCGCCTAATAGAACTTGTGGTGTGAAACTCATATTCATCCATACGTTAAGACCCACACCAATAATTCCCATAACCAATGGAATATATTTGTTAGGAATTTGTGTAATGCTTGTTTTAATAATATAACCAATACATAGACAAATACCAACTACGACTACTACTAAATAGTCATTTAAAAAACTTAAATCCATAATCCTACTCCTCCTCTACAACATCTTCTGTTAAATCAGGTTCTTGCTCTGATTCCTCATAGACAACCTGCTCTGATTCAACTTTTTCTTGTTCTTCATATTCTTGCTTCTCTTTGTCTAATAAGACTTTTACATTGTTGTTTAGGTCCATTAATAAACTTTCAACAATAATAGAAACCATAGAAGCAGGGATACCATCTTTTAAGCACTCGTTAATAGTATTGGTTAGTTTATCTTTAGCCTCAACCACACGAGTATTTGCTCCTTTTTGTGCCATAAGCATCACCTCCTAAAATATCATTCAACTAATTCCCATCCTTGAGGATAGGCTGTTGGTGAATATACGTTTGCGTCAATTAGTGACTTATAGTGTTTACCTTCGAACGTCACCTTAGCGTCTTTAGCGTATGCGTCGTGAGCTCCAGTAGGTTGCTTGAACTCAGGCCATTCTTCGGCTGGGTTCGCAATTTCTACATATAACGAACTAGCTGTATCAGGGGTCCAGTCTACTTGAGAAGTATGGTTCTGCAATACCTTATAGAACTTGTCGTGATACATAAATCTATCATTCTTCTTATAAGATACTGATTCGCCAGACCATTCAGGATATAAGTATCTCATAATGAAAGCTTGATCATCTGTAGCAGTTGATAAGACAACTAATTGCTGAAGCTCGACTTGCATTTTCTGGCCTTCTTCCATAGCTTCTTGCTTCTGTTGCTCTTTGATATAAGCATTGTATTTTTCTTGGTCAAACTTTAAATGATTCTTGCCGTCATCTCCAGCGTAGGCTACGTAACCTTTAAATTTAGAAAAGTCAACAGTGTCTCCATCTAAAATCACTTGTGTCTGAGTCTCGCTAGTCCATGATGAACAAATTAGTAAAATATCATTAAAATCGACTCCTACTTTAATATAAACATTTGTCATAAATTTTTCCTCCTTTTTCCAGTTGCAAAATATTAGTGAAAAGGTTTATTCTTATCATGAAAGAGAGGTATTTTACATGCTATACAAAGATGCACTAAATAACTGGCTAACAGAAAAGAAGATCTATTTAAAATATTCGACCTATACTAACTATTACAACATTATACATAATCACATTATGCCTCATCTGGGTGAATATAAGATATCAACATTAGACGAAGATATATTGCAGCAATTCATACTAGACCAATTAGAAAACGGTAGAGTTGATTCTAAAGGTGGAATATCGTATAGATTTGCTAAAGATATAATCACCGTCCTTAAATTGACGTTGGACAATCCTCAAATCAAGATTCAACTTCCTTATCACCCACCTAAGAAAATTGAAATATTTGATAGAGAAAATCAAGTTAAATTAATTAACCATTTACAAACTAATATAAACCATAAAAACTTTGGGATTTTATTATGTATTCACACCGGTATTAGAATAGGAGAATTATGTGCTCTTAAATGGAGCGACATCAATTTTACAACTAAACTATTAAGTGTGAATAAAACAATGATACGTACATACACCAAAGAAGATGGCAGTAAATTATTTATTACACCACCAAAAACTAGATCAAGCATTAGAAATATCCCACTTAATAGCTGGATAATGCAATATGCTGTTTTACTTAAAGGTGAAGATAACAATTACATACTTACCAATAAACCGAAACCTACGGAACCAAATAAATATAGATTATACTATAATCGATTGCTAAAAGATTTAGAGCTACCTCATTTGACATTTCATGCACTTAGACATACATTTGCCACTAGATGTATTGAATGTGGTTGTGACTACAAATCACTAAGTGAGCTGCTAGGGCATTCAAATGTTAGTATTACTATGAATATTTACGTTCATCCTCAAATGGAATTGAAACGTAAATGTGTTGAATTGCTATGTGATTACTATAAGTAGTTAAAGTATGTCTTATGCTACTTCATCAACTGGAGGTAAGTATAATCATAGCCACACAATTAGGGTAGATTTTTCTAAAACTCAATCCTATAGATTTGGTGTCGGATTGAAATATACTGAAGGTGAATCCGTATTAAACAATCCAATACCTTCAGACAATTCATCCAGTATACAGCCATATATAACAGTATTCTTTTGGAGGAGAACATCATAATGTGTATGTATGTCCTTTACTGCTGGAGCAACAATAGGAAAATACAAACATACTCTTTCTCACTCAGAAATAGGACGTCATAATTATGGTGCTCTATTAAATCAAAATGGAAATCAAATTGGTGTTCATGACCACAGTGAGTCAGAAGCAACTCCATTTCATATTTTACAACCTTCAATAGTCGTCTATTTTTGGCGTAGAACTGCATAAATTAAGCCGTTCTTCTCCAGAAATAAACTATAATGTATGGTTGTACTAAAGATACTTTTGCATTACGTTCTCCGCTACCATTCCCTACATCAGAACTACGAACAATAGTACGTTCTGTGTAATATGTCGGACCTTCGTTACCTCTTAAACCATAACGTTTGTCCGAGCTATTAAGAACATCTGAGTAATATTTACCACCTGTATTATTAGCAGTAAAGGACATACTTGTACTACCATCATTGCCGGTACCTTGCCCTATTAACGTTCTACCTTGACCGAACTGAACCCAGGTTCCACCTAAGAAGTTTCCTGGGTTGTTATTGTTATATGTAATATAGACTGCACCGATTGGGAAAGCCATATCTAGTGTTAGAATTAAATCATTACTGTTTTTTCCGCCAGGGCTTAACCTATATTGTCTTTCAGTTCGATTATTTCCTGCAGTATAGTCTGTATCTTTAATATATGAAAACAATAAGCAGTCGTTATAATCTGCATCAATTTCATAGGTTCCAATTTCCCACGAACCATTCGGAGTTGGAATAGTTATGGCTGGAGAATATCCACCGACCCCGCTTATTTTTATTTTGGCGTTATCTCTACCGTTGATCCAACTAGACCAATTAGAAGACGTCATTTTCAAACTTCCACCTAAATTTAAATGGCTAGGAATAGTCATTTGTCCATCATTATGCATGGTGAATTCTTGTTTATTAGTATAGTCTCCATCTAAATTCGTTTCAAATCTGATGGTGCTATCACTAGTGATATAAGTTGTCTCTGAATTACCACCTATCTCACTTCCAGATATAAATTTCGAAGTACTTTCACCACTACCGATAACAACAATTCCACCAGCTCCAATCTTGATGCCATCTCCGTTAGCATCTCCAGTGAGCATCGTAATAGGTTCTCTATCTCTACCACCAACGTTGTATATAACTGAACCTTGAAATCTAGCCTTACCGGTTACATCCAGATTATACCCATTTTGAGGTATACATCCGATTCCGACACCCCAAGAACGCCACGCCATAGTTGTCTTGATCGTAGGTATTACTTGAGTAGCTATAACGTATGTAGTAGTCTTAACTTTATCCGCGATACGCAATTGAATAGCGTAGGTTGAATCTGTTTCTAATTCATTTAAAACTAACCCATCGCTAGCAGTAGACCAATCGAAGTTATTTTTCTTATACTGTTGTAACGAAATACCATTCAACTGATTACCCTTAGTATCCACATCAGTATATTGATAGATAGGGCTGTAAGCTAACGTGTAAGCCAATTTTGCACTAGTATTAGGGTCGTCTAGACGTGTAGCGGTGAAAGCTCTAATTGTCGGAGAAGCATAAGATTGCACCACAACTTGTTTGCTGACGCTGACACTTAATCCACGGCTATCCGTCGCAGTAACAGTGATAGTCTTCGTACCAGCGGTCAACCCACTAAAATTAGCATTTTGACTATTTTGAGTAGTTGCTCCAGTACAAGCTATCTTATAACTAATAGTTGTTCCGCTAGGAGCTCTACGCAAACTAGCCGCAGGACTTGAAACATTTAATGTGGATATACCTGCGATAAAACATGTCGCCTCGTTATTAAAAGCCCCACCACTAATAGTTGGGAGTGATAGAGTAGGAGTAGCCCCGCCATCACTGTTGATGTTAACTGTGAAAGTCTTAGATACATAGCTCGATCTACTGCGATTAGCGTTTTCAATCCAAGCTGTGATTTTGAATTCATTACTAGAGTACGCTTTAGTCCCTAACTTCGAAGCGTAATTTGCAGCGGCGTACGATATATCTTGACTTGTATTCTTCCACGGCGTGTTAGCATATGACTTAGCGTTGCATAGCCAAGTATCACCATAATATAAATCACACATCCTGACAAAATTCTCACCATTGGTCGTAGACCCACCACTAAGTGGTATCGTCAAGGTTGAGTTAGTATAAGGATTATAAGTCCCAATATCACCAATCGTCGGCGGACTAAGTTTGTTAATAGTTACTGTACCAGAGTATTTATAGTCAGACCTAGCAATATCATTAGCACAACATACAGCAAATTTATAAGTTGCCCCTTGAGTAGGTGTTCCTATATCCCAAGTATAACTAGTAGTGTTAATGTTGTTGTTAGGATATCTCCACTCGTAAGAACCACCGTTAATTGAGCAACCGATAGCATAAGTCACAGAGTTGTTATAGCTATTTGCTTTATTCCACTTAACAGTAATAGATGTCGTCTTCTCCGATACTGTAGAAGTTGTCGGAGCAGTAACAGAACCCATAGTAGGAGCAGAACCAATCTTATCTAGAGCTACAGTCCCACTAATACTCTGATTACTAAGGTTAATTATACCGTTAAAATTTGCATAACCACTAATTGTAATACTCTTATCACCAGTATAAGGGACCCAAACAGAGTGAGATATCAACCCTGCTGAACCATTACTACTAGCACTAAGTCTCGCCCCTGTACCAGTGACTTGACTTCCGTTAATGGTAATGCCATAGCCGTATATTACAGCATCGAAATACCAACCGTTACGGTTTTGTGCAATCAATGTAGCGTTTACGGTAGAACCACCTTGACCCTTCACGGAATTCCAACTAATTATCAAGTTACAGTTTTGACTTACATTATTACAAAATGAACCACTTGCCATATAACCACCCCTTTCTATTTAATAACATCAATGTTGACACCGTTTGAAACTTTTGTTATTTTTACATTGCTACCGAAATATAAGTGCTCATTAACGGTAACATCATTCATATTCGAGTTGCCATTCACTATTAAATTAGCAGGACCAACAGAAGTTCCAAGAGTGACATTTGATTTGAACAAATATGATGCACCATCATCAGTAGTAGTCAACTCATTGTTATTCATAATTAAACTTTTACCGTTTAGAATAACATTATTAGCGACATTAATACCAGTACCTATAACGGCCGTACCATCTTGTTTAAGAGATATCTTATCTGCGTCATGGTCGTCTGCTATGATAATATCTTGAGCGAATCTACTAGCTGAAGTGTCAGTTAATTGAATTCGCTTAATGCCATTTTGACCATTTTGAATTGTTAGTAAAGCATCACCACCGGCAGTAGAGCTAGGGTCAGCGATTTTAATATTACCAATATCCACAGTACCTGAGAATACACCACTAAATTCACCCTGAGTAGCCTTCATAGAACCGTCGGAATATACGATCCAAGGAGCTGATTCACGTTCTTCAAATGAAGTGCCTGCCCAGAAACTAGCTTGTTTTGTTTTATCTTCTGGTGCTAATGACCAATCGGTTGCGACATCTCCCTCTTCAAGTTTAGGATGTGCCATCCAGAATGTACCGTTTCTATATGCACCTATAACAATAGCAACGTAAACAGCATTCTGTGGGGCAACAGCGGTAATAGTTTCATGCACCCATTGATTGTTTGCAAAAGAAACTTTCTTTCTGAATGCATCAGCCAAATTACCGTCAGAAGTATAAAAATAAATACCAAAAATAACTCCATTGCCATCTATTGCACTAGAATCTTTAGTATAAAAGTTAGCTTGCGCAGTATACGATTTACCGACTGTACAACGTATCGCTTTCAATCCAGAATAAAGCCATTGTACACTATCCGAAGTCAAACCACTTCTTTCAAATTTAACAGTATTTGTTAGTTTATATTGAAATCCAGTATCTACTGAATAATTGCTTCCTTTTACCCAACTTGTTAAGCCATTATAAAATGAAGTATTTAATTGCAAGTTTCTTCCACTACCACCAGCCGATACGATACCACCATCATTAGTAATAACAGAACCTCTAGCAATAATATCATTGAATTCAGCCGTACCATCATTATTAATAGCCCAACCAGTTTTACTCTCGACATAGTTACCACTAGAAACAGAACCTCTGATAGTCACTTCTCCATTATTGGAAATATTGAATGTCTGCTGATTGGTTGTCTTATTAAGAATAGATAAACCATAAGCATTAATACGTTCTGCAGATAATAGACCTGATGTGATACGGTTAGCGTTAATCTCCTGAGCATTGATAATGTTCATTACTGCCGAGCCAGTAGCAAAAATATCATCTACAGCTAACTGGTCAGTCTTAATGGTGTTAGTCTTAATATACCCACCATTAATAACAGTCTCACCATTTACAATAGAATCTTTTGCCCAGTTGTCTATGATAGATTGATTTGCTTTATCATTAATCGCATTTTGTGTACTACTGTCCAAACCTTCAAATGTGACTAGTCCATGTAAATTGATATTATTAGCTACCAATTGAGCAGTTCTATCTGTTAAGGTAAAATCTGTAGCAGAAGTACCAGATTTAACAATCCAACTGAATTTAGATGCTGTTTGTTCCGCAGTAGTTTTAGCAGAATCTGCAGTAGTTTGAGCCTTAGTGACACTTGTCTTGATACCTTCAGTACTAGTCTCAATCTCTGTAATCTTGCTACTCATGGATGTCTGATTAGTCTGAACATCACCAATAGTAGTTTTCATGCCATCAACAGTTTTGACAGTTTCTAAGTATTTATCCTTTAATGAGCCTCCGTCAATAGTAGTTTCTTTTATAAGCTCTGTAATCTTACCTTGCTCTTGCTCTATAACAGTCTGCAAAGTCTTATTGCCATCTTTGTCAATATACTGAATTTTCTTAGCTTGAATATTAGCAGTATCGCTAACCATCTGATCAACAATCAAACCATCTGGAACTGCTTGCTTAGTAATCCCATTTTGATTGTAAATCGCAGTGGTACCATCTTCGCCAAACACAATGAAGTTGAAGTTACCCTGAGCGTCTTTACCAATCTGTAATCTGACTTTGTTATTCTTATCCTTAAATTGTTGTGTAGAGCCACTGATTACTATACCGCCGTCATCACTCTTAATAACAAATTTATTAGTACTAATCGTGCCAGCATTTAACTTACTAACATCTAATCCCTCAATGTTAGCACTCTTGATAACAGCATCATCAATTACTACATTCTCAGCTGTTAAGTGAATAGTCTGCAAAGTACCAGTACCAATACTGCCAGATAAGATAGAATTAATATTAGCAACTAAACCGTTTAATTCTCCGATAGTAGCCTTAGCTGCATTTAAATCTTCAATTGTTGCTTTATTAGCAATTAAAGTTTCTAAATTTGCTTTAGCCGCATTTAATTGTTCGATAGTTGCATACTTAGTATCTAACACGTCCACGATTGCATGAATCGCTGTTAAGTCATCTGTAATTGTCTTAGTCGATTCAGTAATTTGTGTCTTAACATACTCAGCATCCACTTTTTTCGCAATTAACTGATTTGCTGTTGTCAAGTCAGTCTGTAAGGTTTGAATGGATGCGTTAGCAGCGTTTAAATCTTCAATACTTGCTTTCTTAGCAACCAATTCTTCTACTTTAGCTAAGTCAGCATTTAACGTATTAAAACTACCTGTCAAAGCATCTAACTCAGTAATTTTTGCATAAGTAGCTTCCGCGTTGGCTACTTTTAAATAATTAGCTTCCAATTCTTCAATACTTGCTTTTGCAGCCAATAAAGTTTCGACAGTTGCTTTATAAGCATTAAAGTCACCTGCTTGTAAATATGTAGCTTTAGCATTATCAATTGTTAAGTATTTAATATCAGCAGCTTCAGCACTAAGTTTCTTGGCATCTAAATCCTGAATAGAAGCCTCGTTAGCATCTAATCTCTTAACTGATGCATCTTTAAACTTTGCATAATCAGCATTTAACTTAACTACATCTGCACTAGTAGCCCTTAATTCGTCAACTTTAGCGTAACGAATATCAGCTTCATCAGCGTTAAGTTTATCAGTATCAAGTCTTGTAATATCAGCTCTATCAGCCATTAACTTACCGTTAATCTCAACATTAGTAGCTTCTAAGCTATCTATCCTAGCGCTATTAGCTTTTAGTGAATCATTGATAGTAACATTGTTAGCCACTAAGTCTTTAATTGTAGCCTTGTCTAGGTTAACTGTTTCTTTTAAGTTATTTAATTCTTGACTACCAGCTGAAGGGTTACTGCTATTACCGATAATAACAGCCTGATGATTCTTAATTAAAACTAAGACACGCTCACCAGGCTTAATATCAGTAGTTGTAGTAATTGGTGTTAAGAGGCTTGAGCCATCTAATTTGACATAATCAACGCCATCTGATTCTACAGTAGTGCCATATGCCGTTACTTCTTCATCTTTATTAGATTCGTCGATTACAATATCGGCAAAATCCTTTAAGACATCTCTTGTTAGATCAGACATTGTTTATTACCTCCATAATTTTGTCGTGTACACTGCTGTCTCTTGAATTGGGCAACCAGTAGTACATTTAATACTCTGTGATATGATTCTAGCCTTCACATTACGAATACCAGCTCTTGTATAGTTCAGAACCACACAATCACCAATTCTTGTCGTGTTGAAAGCATGAGAATATGTAATCTTGTGAGATAGCGACGATAAGCTCTTGAGTAACTGAGTAGCATAAGCATCGAGCATGTCTTGAGTTGGAACCCCAGCAAATTTAGGATTCGTTTCTCTGTGCACAATCTCTCTGCCACGACTCTTAGTTGACACGATACTATTTTCATCGTCATTCACAATACGAGAAAAGCGGTATCCTAAGCTGCTAGAATATACTACTTCTACAACATTAGGAATACCGTATAAGTCTCTTTCATCCTTGAACGAAGGATATAAAATTGAACTATTATCGTCAGTATAAGTATAAACCGGCTGTAAACTAGATGTACTTTGGTCCGGTTGGAACATTACATTACCCATCTCGTCTATCATGTATGAGAACTTAGCAGAGGTCATTAAGTCAGTAGTGAATGTTAGCCAGTCCTCATCTAATGATGATACGAAGTCTGCTTCTAACACATGACTACTATCTGTCATGACTACTGGAGCTCTTAAATGCTCTCTAGCAATAAGCGATACAGCGTTCATGATTGGTTGCCCTTTAAGCAAAGAATATCCAATCGGCGGTTTACTGTTCTTTAACTCTATCAATGGCGTATATCCATCAACAGATATAGAAACACACTTACCATCGAAGTTCACATGAGGTGTTTGTATTAAGAATGTTCCTAACGCAAACTTACGTCTTTCCCCATTTTGATTTGCTACAAGATAGACTCTAATATAGCACTCACCAATATCCTCAGTCATGCTAATACTAACAGAACCAAGAGTGGAATTCGACGCATCTCTTGTGATTGTACAACTGGTGATGGTAGTGACTCTCTCTGAATCTCTCCATGAATTTGGATCAACCTTATAAAATTCATAAGTTTGTTCCATTGACTCGTGCCAATTAATCATTAGATTTCATCCCTTTCCACTCGTTTTACGGTAAGTGTCACATTGACTGTTAGCTCTGCATGTTTGATAGGCATCTTAACTGTGACATTAGCCCAATAGCCAATACCTGATGGCTCTCGAATATATACATCTCCGGCCCATTCAGATAATCGTCTTAAAGCATAGATAGTGTCTTTATAGCTCTTAGGAATAACAGCGTTTAACGTCATAGTCTCACCACGCTGAGTACCATAATAGGTAACTGGATGTTTACGTCCAATATACTCTACTAAAGATACGTCTGGGCTGTGTGATTCATCAACATCAACATTAAATGGTAGCTTAACCATTGAACCTGCCCATGTAGGATCTTCCATCTCGTCTTCGCCTAGATAATCAAAGTTCATCCACTTTTCACTCCATTGAATGATTATAGCAGACTCACCAATAGGTTGCCCTGGAAGATCTACGAAGGATATAACACCAGTGTTTGTATCAGTTGCTACAATCCTATACCTAGCGAAGTCCAAAGATGGATGTGGGTCTGTAACAGTCACAACTCCATCGTTAGGCAGACCAGTAGCAATCTGTGTAAATGTGCCATTAAATTCTCTACGATAGACTGCTAGAGAAATATCCCTAACTAAGTCTTCGTCAGCGTCTTTACAATAAGGTGCGACGTACGTACAAATCTTGTCACTGTCAATTCCAATAGAAGCATCAGGTTCATAGTCTCTCAAAGTCCAGTTAACTGTAAATATAACAGACTTTTCAGCAGTCAAACCTGAGTCCATGGATACCACTATAGTTAGTTTATACATCTGATTGTTCTGAAGCATTAAATCTCCAGCTGACAAATATAACTGCAAGTTACGCTTAGTCGCATTAAACAACTTAGAATATACCTCAGTGCCAGCTGTGACAATGGTCTCTACACCAATCTCATTCTCAGTCGTATAGGTATCGTTTGCAGTGATTGATACAAAATATGTTACAGGTTTCTGATTTAAAGGACCTGGCTCACAATAAATATCAAAAGGCAAAGTCTTAAGAATATTGTTCTCGTCAAGTGAGATAGTCCAATCTAATGTAGGGGGAGCATATAGATTGATAGTTCTCTGTACTGACCAGTCACCATACTCATCGACTACGCCTTTAGTCTTGATACGATACTTTAATTCAGCACCATCTTTATAATTTTTCGTGTTGAATGTGTAATAGTGAATCTTCTCTTCTGAAGTGTCATTGTCATCAACATCGCTAGTAAGAGTTATTGTGTCAGGAATTCCATTTACTGATAACTCAATCTGAGCAGCTCTTTGCTTAGAACCATCTTCCGAATTGTGAGTCCAATATAATGTAATATCTTCTCCAACAATCGCAGTAGATGACATTGTCCAAGTTGTAGGTGCTTCAGGTTTTGTACCGATAGCGACTGAGACTGTTTCACTCCAAGTCGACTCACCTTTCTCATTTGTAGCTGCGACTCTGAAATACCATCTTTTACCTTGCTCTAATCCTGTAACAAAGGCAGTTGTATTCTCTACAGTCATTGAACTGACTTGTGATGAGCTATCGAAATATGCTTCTCTGAATGTATACTGAACTGTATACTTAGTTGCGGTATCTGATTTATTCCAAGTAAGTTTTGCAGAGTTTCTACTATCAGCTGCGACGGTTACATTTTGAACTGCTGCTGGAACAGTTAAAGTTTCACTACTGTAATCAGACCACTTACTATAAATTCTAGAAGTACTATAAATGTTTACGGCTCTCGCTCTAACCCTATACTTTCCTCCAGCAGTTACATTAGAAACATATGTTGCCATTCTGGTTAAGACAGTCACTCGTCCAGTGTTAGCTAAGGTAGTTCCATTGTAAACCTCGAACTCAATCTCGTCAGTTCTAGCATCTGAAATGTTTTCTAGCTTAGCTGTTAACTGAAACTTGTTGATTGTCACACTCGGAACCGATGGAGCATTTGGAGCATCTCTCTCGAATGAATACTCAGCGGATACTGAAGTACCAGTCCAATATGATGCTTGTTGTCCGTTAGATTCATAAGTTTTAGATACTGGCTTAACAGTAACACGAATCTTTAAAGCGTTAGACGGTGCACTATAAGTAGCATACTTCTCATCTTGAGTAGCATCTGAGTTACCACCACTAAACCAAATGCCATTACCTGTATCGTAGTGCCATTTAACTTCATACTTATCTAAAGTCTTAAGATATTCGGTAGTTCCTCCACCAGTAGTTGTAGTAGTTCCACCGTTTAAATTTCTAACATTAATAGGGGATACAATATTATTTGTTCCACTTTCGTTTCTACCTAATACTGCTCTATCCCCTCTGACTTCCATAATATACCACCTCTGGTTCATTACCCATGATGGTATTGCTACACCATTATAATATGTAGCACCGGATTTAATACTAACCAAACTACCAGTAGTAATGCTAGTTGTTGTGGTAGTTGGTTTTCTAGTTTCTTCTTTAAAGTCCCAAGTGGCGTAGTAAGTATTACTAGTACCACCTTGAAGTTGAATCTTTAAATTTGATACTGCTGGCATTTACTACACTCTCCTTTCAACTTTAACTGCTCTAACAATAGTCTTGATAGCGTCAACGATATCATCATCGCTAGCATAAACACCATTAATAGAATATGTATCTCCACTGTTTAAGTTTCCTAATTCTTTACGTAACTTATCAATAGCATAAACAACATCATCATTTCGACCATTTTGATTTAACTTCATAGCTGTGTTGATAGCATTAAGGTTTGATCTAACTCCAACTGATTGCGTACCTCCAAGTAAGCTAGTGATACTAGCTGCACCTGATGTAACGTTAGATAAGTCTAATACTGGAGTGATTACCGGTTGAACATCGACATCGGAATCTAGAATATTAGACATTTTACTAACCGCATTGATTAATGCTTCTTTAGCATTGTCAGCCATCTTAGTACCAGCTCTACTAGAGTCAACAAAATTATTAGCGATACCATTCGTGAAACCTACACCGAAGAAATCACCAATCTTATAACCAACTTTAGAAGGTGAATGCTCATCTAAAGCTCTTGCTGCTGCGTTTTTTGCTGCATTAGCCATCGCTCTAGCTGCTACACTCGCTGCAAATGAACCTGATCTAATACCACTAGCGAATCCTTGAGCTAAATAGCTACCTGCACTATTAAAACTACCATAATAGCTACGTAACTTGCTAGCTGCTCCTGATACGGTACTTGTAACGGCAGAATTAACACTAGCCTTACCACTCTTAATGCCTGATGCTAAATTGCTGGACATTTTAGCGCCTGCAGATTTGAATTCTCCATTCTTACTTTTAGCAGTTGAAGTTAATGTTGATAGAACACCGTTCATGGCAGTTTTTAAATTACCTGAAGCACCACTAATTCCTTGAGAGATTGAGTTTACAATATCAGACCCTACGCTGCTCAATTGCTTAGCTGCATTCTTAATAGGAGTTACTAAGTTATTCACAATAACATTACCAACACCGCTTAAAGACTGAGCTGATTTTGCGAAATTACCGAATGAGCTACCAAGTGTTTCAAGGCCTAAAACAATAGCTGAGAAATTCGTTCCTGATAACGACTTGATAGCTGAGGCAACTGTTTTAGTAGCTTCAACTCCAGCCGAAATATCTCCTATACTGCTAAATTTCTTAATCCCATTCGCTACAGATCCTAATTGCGTTTCTATGTTTTCAGGAACATTTAGATTCTTCATCTTATTCATACTATCCACTAGTTCGCCTAGAGGTCCAGTTAACGATCCTAAACTCCATCCGGCTAAGAATAACCAACTGAATTTCTTTAGACCATCTGCAACAGACCCAAGCTGAGTACCGATGTTTTCAGGTATACTTAATCCAGTCATATTTTTCATTGCTTCAACTAAGTCTTTAAGTGGATAAACTAATGTACTTAAGCTCCATCCAGCTACGAATAGCCAACTGAATTTCTTTAGACCATCTGCAATACTTCCAAATGTATCACCAATATTTTCTGGGATAGTAATTCCAGACCATTTTTGAATGCTACCAGCTAAATCACTCAATGGACCAGTCAACGCACTCAAACTCCATCCGGCAGCAAATAAGAAACTAAATTTCTTTAATCCATCTGCAATACTTCCAAACGTATCACCAATTCCTTCTGGAATAGTAACGCCAGACCATTTCTTGATTGAGTCGGCCAAATCGCCAAGAGGTTTCGCGAATGTCGCTAATGCATCAGCACCCATTCCACTAGCCCAGAATTTATTGATACCACTTGCTAGGCTACCGATTTGTGTACCAAGATTTTCAGGTACACTTACTCCTGACCATGCTTGGACTGACGCGGCTAAATCGCCTAATGGTTTTGCTACCGTGGCTAATGCTCCAGCGCCTAAACCACCTAATGTGAATTCCAGTACTCCATCCGCTAAACTGGTTAACATGCTTCCTAGATTGTCTGGCACCGTAACGCTTGACCATTTGTTAACTGATTCTGCTAAGTCACCTAATGGCTTTGCTACTTTAGCGATGGCATCCGCACCAAATCCAGATAGACTATTCATCAATCCACCTAAAGCTACTTCGCCTAAAGCATCTTGCATAGCTGATAATCCACGTTTAATATCGTCCCATGACATTGAGCCAAACTTCTGTAATGCATCAGCTATCTCACCTAATCCTTGAGATGCTAAAGTAATTGTGCCCGCACCGATAAGACCAGCGAAACCGGTTAGAACTCCGGTTAATCCAGATGCAGTGCCTAATTCAGCTAAAGCACCTCCCATACCAGCTAAGCCACGTCCTATTTCTTCCCAAGACATAGAGCCAATATTCTGAAGAGCATCTGCAATATCGCCAAGCCCTTGAACTGCTAATACGATAGTTCCAGCTCCAACTAATCCGGATAGACCAGCAAGCTTTCCTAAAGCTCCACTAACTACTCCAATCTCAACTAAAGCTCCTCCCATGCCAGTTAAGCCTTTTTTGATAGTATCCCATGATAAAGCACCAATAGAGGCTAATGCATCTGCTATCTCATCAAGAGATTGAACTGCAAGTACAAGTGAGCCTGCGCCAATAAGACCAGATAAGCCAGTTAATTTGCCAAGTAGACCAGTCACAACAGCTACTTCGGTTAAAGCTCCTCCCATGCCAGTTAGTCCGATTTTGATTTCATTCCAAGACATAGTAGAGAAGTTAGCAAAAGAAGCTTGTAAATCCGCAAGAGACTGCACAGCTAGAACTAATGAGCCTGCACCTAGTAGTCCTTTAAGACCGGTTAGTTTACCAAGTAATCCGGTTATGGTAGATACTTCGGTTAAAGCTCCTCCCATACCTGCTAATCCTCGCTTAATTTCTTCCCAAGACATTCCTGCGAAACTACTAAGCCCTTCAGCCATCTTGCTCAATGATTGAACGGCTATTAATAATGACACGCTACCAGCTAAAGACTTTCCACCACCGAATTTGCTCAGAGCTTTTAGTGTAATGACAAATTCAGCTAAAGCTCCACCCATGCCGGTTAACCCTCTAGCAATTTCATCCCAAGATAACCCTGAGAATTTCTGAAGAGCATCACCTAATACTTTGCAAGACTCCGCTAATGCGATTATTGCAATACTAGTAGAAATAGGAATTGGAGCCATACTAATAGATTCAAAACCTTTAGTTAAAATTTTCATTGACACAGCTAATGCTAACAAAGATTTAGCTAAATTATACTCATCTATTTTAGCTAATTTCTGCATAGCACTCGCTAAAATATCAATCGCTTTAGCTAGTGCCATAACTGAAACGCCCATTTTAATAAGACCTTTACCTTTGAACGAAGCAATCGCATCTGAGATAAACTTAAACGAACGATTTAACATTAAGAACATTGCACCGATGGCAATTACAGATTTAGTAATATCTGCAGGATCTAAACTAGCGATACTTTTTAATGAAGCAGCTAAAATTCCTAACGCACCAGCGATAGCAACTAACGAACTAGCTTTAACACCAGTAGTAAATGCTCTAAGCGCAGTAGTAATTTCTCCAAAGAATGCAGAAATCTTTTTAGCTATACTTGGCTTTCCATCTCCTCCGAATATACTATTAATGGTATCAGTTATGGTATCGAACAAATCAGTAAAGCTTGATACACTTTTAATAATTCCACCGCCAAGGATACCTGCTAAAACATCTCCCATTGAGACATTGTCGGATATCCATCCAAATACTTTAGTTATACTGTCCCAAATACCTGTTAGTACTTTAGAAATACCTTGACCTACTTTAGATAGCACATCACCAAAACTACTAATATGAGATGCTGCACCTTTTAATACTCCAGCAATATCAGAAACCATCTTACCTAAGCTACTAGCGATTCCAGATGTGTTAAACCCTTCGTTTAAGGACGTAAACATATCACCAATAGCTGCCGTAATACTTAGGATGATATCTACAACACTACCAAAAGCACCAGAACTAAATACTTTACCGATGGTAGTGGCAACTAACTCGAAAGCTTTCTTAACCATATCAACAACAGAGAATAAACCCTTGAATGTTCTCTTAAGTTTATCTGCCGTTTCATCACCGATTTTGATTTTCTCAGTTAAGCTCTTGAAGCCTTCGGTTAAATTAAGTAATCGCTTAGCTGTGATAGGTGGGAAAATGTCACGGAAAGCTTCTTTAATAGGAGTAACAATACTGACTAATCCTTTAAAGATGTTAGAAAATCCTTCTATTAATTTAGTACGACCACCTAGGTTTGCCCATTCCTTTAACATTTTATTTCTGGCTTCTGAACTATCAGTAATCATATCATTTAATACTTTACTAACTGATGTCCACAGTGTTCTAGCTTCCTCGAAGTCACCAAAAATAGTTCTCCAAGTTTCAGTCCATCCAGAACCCAAAGCTTCTTTTAAAGTATCAATTAATTGAGAAAATGTCTTAACCTTGGTTGCAGCATCACCGGCTGTCTTGGCCAAATCCGCCATCTGCTTTGCTTCTTCTTTGCTATAACCTTGATCAACAAATTTCTTAATTGCTGCTTCATATTCCTCTTGTGTGTCAGCAGCAGTAGATAACTGATCTAAAGTTTGAGATAATACTTCTGTGGTTAGCCATCCAGTTTCTAGGGAATCACGGAATGTTTTATTTGCTGTAATAGCAGCTTTTGCTCCTGTTTGTAAATGCTCAGAAGTTCTAATTAAAGCATCCTGAAACACTTTACCACCCATGTTAGCATTAACTACAGAGTTCCAGTCCATTAGTTTTACTGTTCCAGAAGCTAATGCTTGTGATAACTGGTACATTGCTCGAGATGCATCTTGAGAAGACGCACCAGAAACTGCAGCTAAATTTGCTATACCTTTGATAGCAGATACTGAATCTTTTAGTTTTACACCTGCTGCAGTAAATCTACCAATATTACTTGTCATCTCTGTAAAGTTATAAATGGTCTTATCCGCATAATGGTTTAACTCGTCCAACGCAGCGTTTACAATTTTAACGTTCGTACCTTCCTGTTGAGTATTGGCCAAAATCGTCTGTACTGCATTCATTTGTGTTTCGTATTCTCTGAAACCATCCTTAATCGGATTAATAGTCACAGCAGAAGCTAACCTCTTACCTAATGTTAGTAATGAGTTAGTGATTCTAGAGATAGTAGTCATAGCAACTACTTCCATAGCTGAGAATTTAGCTTGTACTGTTTCGATACCTGAGCTCACTCCACTAAAATTAATGTTCTTAACTGCTGCACTGACATTTTGCAAGCCTTCAGCAGCGCCTTTAAGATTAAGTTTTTGTTTTAATTTATCAAGAGTACTCATACTCGTGGCTACACCTGATTCAAACTGCTTATTGTCAAATTTCATCGACAATATACGTTCATCTACTACATTACTCATTGCCTACTACCTCCTTCCAAGCTGCATCAGCTATTCTATCAAATACTGGTTGAATAGCAGGATTAATATAGTCTCTACCCTCAACCCATCCTCCAGTACCAGTACCATGTCCTGTTTGCAAGATTATTGCTATGTTTACGCCTTTATTAGTATTTGAATTACAGAAATTAATTTTCGTTATGCTTCTGCCCTTCTCAATCTCATAGTACCAAGAACCAGCAGTTTTGCCAGTTTCAACTGGAGTTGCTGACATAAGGGCGTTTACGCCTTCTTGAGCATACTTATCCAAAACCGTGACTCTAGCTCCTTTTTTGGCTCTTTCTAAAAACTTAGTAACTTTAGAAAAATCTCCCTTATGCTCAAACTTAATCATATGTACTCCTTTTTACCTGATTTTGATTTTCTGACCAGGATAGATTAGACTAGGATTATTAATCCCGTTAATCTGTGCTAAACGCTGATATGTGGTTCCATACTTAGCCGCAATTCCAGACAATGTTTCACCATACGTAACAGTATGATAAACAACTTTTGAAGTTGACTTTAACATCTTGTTAACTTTGGCTTGAACCTCATTATAATTGTAGCCGGCTTTAGTAATAGCGTTAATACGAGCTTGCCCGTTGCCCCATTTACCAGCTAATACTTCTTTAGCGATTTCATCCACTGATTTCTTAGCCGGCTGAAGCTTTTGATTAATAATACTTTGAATTGTATTGTAATCATAACCTGCTTGTGTTAGACGGTTCTTACGGTCATCTCCGTTACCCCATTTGCCGTTAATAACTTCCTGAGCGATTTGTTCATTTGTCTTCTTAACTGGAGTTGGGTCACTAGGTTTAGTTACTGTAGAACCTGATTTAGCAGCATATTTATTCCAAGCCTCTCTATCTCCATAGAATTTATTAAGGTCTAGATTCCCACTATAACCATTTAATCTACCAGTTGATGTGTATTGTCTAATAGCACATGAATATGCTGATTCGTTCCAAGGTTCATCTTGATATCCAGTTGGCGTGTGATTAGCATATTGTGCAATCCATTTTCCATAATCGCCGATATTCATGAATCCACTCATTAAAGATTTGGAAATATACAATAACGGTTTAACCCCAGTCTTAGAGTAAACATAATCTAGCCATGATTTAACCCAATTGAAGTCATTCTTTCCAAACGTTGGATTATTCTGTCCTTCCCAGTCAAGTACGAGGATTGCTTCTCCAATATAGTTTTTACAATTATTAATGAAGAAGTCAGCTTCAGCTTGAACGTCTCCACCGTTAGCATAATGATAAACACCTAAGCATTTACCGTTCTTTTTAGCTTGTTGATAAGCTCTGTCACAGTCTGGGTTTACGTAGTATGTCCCTTCTGTGGCTTTACAAATTACAAAATCACACGGAACTACATCTAGATTAATTCCGTTCTGATAATTGGAAATATCAATACCATTCATCATAGTATTACCTCCTATCCTTTTGTGTTTAATTTCTTTCTACGCTCTGCATTCAACTCTGCGTTACGTCTCATGATTTCAGCCTTGCTCATTTTCTTAGGCGGTTGATTCTTAATGCTGCAAACTCTAATTAAAGTTATTAATCTATTAAGATGCCATTTCTCACATTCAAATGGTATGTTTAAAGCTACCATATAATAGTAAATAAGTTCAGCTGTAATTTGTTCTCCTCCGATGTGGTTGTCACTTTCTGTTTTTCTGAAAGTGGTAGCACTCATTGGATCTTTAATATATTCAGATATAGCGTTGACATTATCCGTTGTTAACCCATCATATGCACTTTGGTCAACATTTGGGGTAACTGTCATGCATTTGATATAATCTATTGTCTCTTCAAATGTCTTATCTTTATCTGTTAGATATGGCTTATGCCATTTACTTTCCCATTTTGAAATAGAGAGCAAAGAATGCTCTAATGCTAAAGACTGGGGTTTAGTGTATACGAATTCTTGCTTAGCTTCATCCCACATTTCAGCTCCAGGTATAGTTATCTTAAGCATTCTTGTTACCTCCATTGATTAGTTTTGCAAATTAGAAGCCGCCGGAACATTCTGAGATGTAGTGTTACCATCATTAGGCATGATACCATTAATAAAATCACTACATTTAGTAGCATCTGAGGCTAGTTCGACATATAGCTCCACAAAAGCTTCTGTTTCTTCGAATTTTTGTGACAACGGAACACCATTTGAATCAACTTTGATAAATCTCTTTCCGTCAGCTGATTTCTCACCATAAGATTTAAGAAGAAATAATTTGATAATATTAACAATCTCTTTCATGTCATTTGATTTAGCAATTTTGTCGATGTATTTTGTATATCCGCCTTCGACGCTTGCTTCCATTTCTAGACATTCAACTTTGTTTAAATTAAAATAGAAATCTTCAGTTCTTTGATTTCCATCGTAGTCAGTATAAGTAACAGTTTTCTTTAGCATGTTATGTTCCTCCCTTTAATTAAAATAAAAGACCTCGTAATTTAGTCGAGGTCTATAAAATATCACAATGCTATGCTTCTTTTAAGATAGTAACGATTTCATTAGGTAAAAGTAATTTAGGTTCAGTTCCAGAACCAGAGCCGCCACCTGCGTTTGTACCATATAATGCATCTTCAATCTTTTTCAACTTCTCAGGTGCAATTTTAGTTGAGTCAATTTCGATGTGAGCAGCTGGTTTGAAACCTTCGATATTAATTGGTGTAGTAGTACATTCCCAACTAAATTCTACAGCTTCTGGACTATCATTAATAGAACTATATCCTTTTTCTGATGGAGAAGCTTTAGCTCCATATACTAAATGTAATTTGTATCCGTAGTCAGAACCTTTAACATCGTTACCTACAACAGTTCTATAAGCTAAACCGAATGCTTTTCTAGGTTGCTGTCCTACATATACTCCAGATTTTGATTCTAATTCAGCAGAGCCATCGCATGCTGCGAATTCTTCAGGATATGTATAAGCACTGATTGTAAATCCAAATTCTTCGTTTGAATATAATTCTAAATATTTAGCATCATTTGCATATAAAGCTGATGCTTCAGCTCCAGAAGGCTTTTCACTTACAGACATTAAACCATTCCAAGCTACGCCTTTTGGGTATGTTCCATCTTCAGATTGTGAATAAAGTACACCCATTTTAGTACCTGTTTCGTAAAGACGTTTACCAATATCGTCCCATGTTAATCTAGACATTTTCTTTCCTCCTTTAATAAGTTAATGTAAATGTATCATGGTTAAGATTATCTGATGTGAAATGAGTATCATGACTGATTCCAGGAATTCTTGAAATCTTCATGACAATTTCACTATCTGGATCATAATCCATAACCGTGATTTGATATGAAAATCTTTGTAAATACACACCATCATTTGCCACAAGATTGTCAATTTTGTTTCTCGAGTAGACGATGGCTGGGTATTTCATTCGTACAGAAGATGGTGGTTGGTAATATACTTGATCGCTTCCTAAAATTTCTTCTAGTAAATTTTGCAATTTTAATCTATTATCCATTATATACATCTCCTAGTGTTAAAGTAAGTCTAGGGTACTGAACAGAGATGTTAGACACCTTCCATTTAGTACCCATAAACTCAACATATACTATTGAATGAAAATTCTCATTAGCGTATGGATCTGCTATGATACTAATTTCATTCGATATGACAATGTTGTCGTTAAGTTGATTTGAACTTTGTGACCTTCTACTATTAGTAATAACATCACCAAAATATTTACGGGGAGTTATGACATTGGTCCATACCCCAGGCTTTGTTTGCTCTTGGATACTGAAACCTATATCACCATAAAATTTCGCCATTTTGAATTTTCACCTCTAGTCTTAATTAATGACCTTCAGTACTTACACTTCCACTTTGCGCTTTAGCTTTCAATTCTTCAATAGCAATAGCTGAGTAGCAACGAGTCAATGCTCCTGAGCAACGAGTTTCCAATAAAGATTTCATTTGGTTGAAGTCGATATCGAAATCTGTGAAGTGAGTAACTTCTCCACCTTTAGTTGCACCTAAACTGTAGTCAGCTAAGTTACAGATGATACCGATCAACCCCTTAGTATTTTGCTCAGCATCTTTACGAGTTTTACCTTCGAATTGTTCGCAAGTGTAGATTTCTCCAACATTTAATGAACTAGCTAATTCAGCTTTAGAACTGTAGATTCTACGTCCGTTAATGTCACGAGCTAATAACATTACATTTAACATGTGTGGTGTAATGTATAAGTCTGGAGTTCCGCTTCCTTTAAAGTGTTCACGAGCATATAAGATTGTGTTAACCATAGTCTCTGACATGATGAAATTTTCACCGAAGTTAGCGTTTGAGTTAGTACCTTGGATTTCTGATTTAGTCTTATCAGTGTTGATGTCAACATGTAATGTATATAAATCATCATCTGTCCAAATTGGTCTAATGTGTTCTGGTGAGATTTTATCTTCTGCTCCATCATCACGACCGTCGCCTAACATGATAGCTGTAGCTAATTCTTCATTTAAGCTCATCTTATCAATGTTGTATAAATAATCTACATAATCGAAGTCTGTGATATCGATTACATCATCACGGTGTAATGAGTTTCTTACATATACAGTTTGAGGGTCAGTAGTACGAGTAACTAACTTAAAGTTTCCAGCAAGTTTCTTTTGTTTACCTTTTTGGTAACCTTTAGCACGTAACTCCTGAATGTTACGAATATCTACTTGACGTGTACGAATACGTGAGATTGGTGATTTATGTACTTTTTGCAATACTGTATTAACCCATCCTTGGTCATTAGTGATTAATTCAGGTGCTCCTGGACGTACATCTTTGTATTCTGGGAATAACGTAGTAACATTTCCAGCTCCATTTTGAATAAATCCTCCGACTGTATCAGCATGACTAATTTCTACACCATTTTCTTCTGAGTAAATTTCAAGTGCTCTTTTGAATGAACCAACATTGTTCTTTTTAGCCATTTCAAGAATTTCACCTTGGTCTGAGTGAGTTAAGTAATCTTGTTGTTGTTCATCCATATCAAATACATTGTGTTTCATATCTTCTTCATCTCCTTTTTCACCATCTACGCCAGCATCTTCTAATGCTTGGCCAATCATAGCATATACGACTGTTTTCTGTTCATCTGTCATTGAGTCGAATACGTCTTTTACTGTTTTTTCGTCATCTTTCTTTTGTGTTTGTTCGTTGTTCATGTTTTTCTCCTTTTCTTTGTTTTTATCTTCTTCATCATCAGCGTGTGATAAAGTCAATTCTTCTCCTGTATAAATTACAGCTTCTTCATCTGACTCTTCTCCATGCATCATGACTGAATCGATAAACGCCCCTGGGTTAGCTCCGGCTAAAACCAAACTTACTTCACGAATCGCTCCATGCAATACATCTCCACCATGTTGTTTTAGATGATTAGCATAGATTGATAACGCTGTGACATCACCATGCTCGACTAATTCTTTAGCATTCTTACCTTGTGCACTGTCATTAAATGTACCGTAAACATAGACTCCTTCGTCCCTGTTTTCAAGTAAGGCATGTCCAAGAACATTCATAGGATCATTGTGGGAATGATTCCAGACTAACGGTACAGTTTCTCCATCGTTGTCTTTGAAAGCATTTCTACGAATGGTTCTACCATCAGAGCATTTAATGTCATTTCTAGTGGCCCAGCCAGTAAAATCATACTTTGCCATTTTGAAATTCCTCCTTTAGCTATTCATTGTAGCGTTCTTCTTGCTCTTGCATATCTTGTGTTTCTTGTTCCTCGTACTCTTCTTTAGGTTGACTAATATTAGCGTTAACTAATTGGTCAGCCTTAGGATCATCGGATGGTTTCATACCAATTACCTGTCTAAATTCATTTGATGTCATGATCTCATTACGAGTAAACTTATCTGCAATTTCTGCAATGTTGTTTACCGGAACAAGCTTGAATGGATCTCTGAACATCATGATAGATTGACCCTGTGATCTAGCAGTCTTAGTCAGGAATTTTCGCTTAAGTTCATCAACAATTGCTGAGACAATAGGTTCTATTGAACGGTTATTGTAATTCAACATTGTCTTCTCATCAGCCGTACCATCCATAACAGTTTGAGTGATTCCCAACTGGCTATAAAGCATTTCAGTTAGATATTCAATCTGCTTCATAAGATTGTTTTCAACTGAACGGTTTAATTGAGTAATACGCTCAGTACCATCAGCATAAGCAATCCCATACTTCGAGCCAGCCAATTGCCTTTCGATTTCTTTTCGCCTTCTCTCAGCTTCATCACGTTTAGACTGTGTCTTGATTACATAAGGTAACTGAATAATCAAATCTAATTTACCTGATGCCGTTTGTTCATCTGTCACATCCAATAAACTAAGTTTTCTTATTAAACGTTGCATAGTTGAGTTAGGTTCATTGATTACCGCATAAAGCGGATTCTCGATGATAGCAACGGTGCTCTTCGGAAGTGTTACTTCTTGTTTCTTTCCTGTTCGATCATTGTAAAGTCGAACTTTAACATGTTGTGGATACCATTGAACAATCTTTCCTGTTCTCATAGAATCTATACTATATGAACCAGAAACAGTAGGGTCCATACTAGTATCTACTGGGACAATTGCTACACATCCTTCGTCTAGCATTGACATTACTACATCTTGAATAAAAGCTCTACCAGTCTGGTCAATATTAGCTTCTAGATTCAAACACTTATTAAGTCCTGAATCGATGTCCGATGAATATCTCATATTCTCGTCTAGTTTAACATGCCTGATTTCGACTGCCGCTACATCCATTGCAATACGGTTATAAACAGCTGTCGCTATTGACCTCTCGTTACCTCTGGTGAATTGAACTCTATCCGGTCTATGATAATAGCTCTCGCCTAGAGTTCTTTGGTATGTCGGATCTCGATTTGTAAATGCGTTCCAAGCATGCATAAGCCTAGAACCAAAATTTAGCTCCATTTTGAATTCCTCCTAATAGTTAGATGTATGGCCGTAGTATGCTCTTAATTTTCTATCTTTGTTATAGTTAACAATGCTCATTCCGGTTCCGATAGCAGCCGTAGCACCGGCAATAGCACCTAAACCTTCTGCTTGCTTTTTATTAATAAAATTATTGGCATAAGCAAATCCTATAGCAGAGGCAGCAGTTCCACTACCTTTTATTAAATTAACACCCATATTATCTGTAATTCTATAACCGTTAGCGTACAGATTCTTTCCTTGATCCGCTAATTTATCTTGCTTCAAATGTTTATAATCTTTCTTCATTTGCTGTTTAGCTAATTTAGTGGCACGACCATAAGTCATCTTAGAATTCATCATTGTCTTAGAGCCATATTGCTTTTTCTTAGCTTTTAAATCTTCATATGCAGCTGCTGATTTTTCATATCTTTTTAAACCGGCTTGAGTATAACTACCGTTAAAATTCTGATAACGTCTAACTCCCCATTTCATACCTTTTACACCGTGGTGAGCTAAATAATCATCGTTAGCCGTTGTTACATAAAAACTCATATTCACACCTACCTTCTACATGTTTAAAAATTTATTCTCGCAACTCTTTGATTGCTAAAGCAATTCCGAGTGCTGAACTAGTTACACCTAATACTGTACCAGTAGTTTCAAGAATATTCTTAGCGTATTCTCTACCTTTAGAAACTTTCTTTTGATTAAATACATCGTTATACTGACGCTCTAATAATTCCCTATTAATTTGGCTTCTAAGTTCCTGATCACTCATAGAACTAAGGTCCATTCTTTTGTTATTTTTTTTAGAATTATTATTAATATGGTTCTGATTTGAAACACGTAACGTGTCATTCATCTGCCTAGTTGAGTCAACAACTTTTTTGACGCCGGTTAATTCCTCTTTTGAGTAGTGCTTTTTTCTAACTCCCCACTTCATTCCTTTAACACCGTGATGATAAAGTTCATTCGTCATACTATCACCCACTTTCTTAACTATCTTATTTTTTTCTTATAATACATCTTATTTAATTCTGCAATAGTTTTATCAGTATTAGGATGCTCAACTAAGTAACGATTAACAAAATTATTTCTACCCTTTGTATAAGCGGCTTGATTTACGGCATATGTCATACCGTAGCCACTAGCACCAATTGCAACTGTCTTTTTAGCTGTCTCTTTAGCTTTATTTTCTACTCTTTGTATTTTATTTGCTAACTCGTATGCTTTATCATAATCCATACCGTACTTATCCATAAATTTACCTGTATCACGAAGTACTGAACCTTTCTTATTAAATGCTAATTCCGTCATTTTCTGTCTAGTTATCAGATTAGCCCTATCTTTGGCCTCATTACCAGCGATAATATTTAACTTATCTAATGTTTCTCCACTTCCTGCTTTTGTTCTTGGAAATTCAATTTTTCTTAGATAATTATACGTATTTTTACGATTTTTATTCTTAAGCGAATTATATGCAATGTCTATATATCTATTGTTTCTTTCGGCTTTCTTAGCATATCTATCTAAAGTTTTAGCGGATTCTTTAAAGTGATTGTTATGAAGACTTCTTACAACGTTGGTTTTCATATCTCTAGTAAACTCGTAGTTTCGACTGTTAGCCTGAGCTTTTAAAACATCCAATGAAGATAGTTCTGAAATTTTCATCTTACCTAACGAATCAGAAGATGTGTTCAATAAAATTAAAGGTGCATCAGCCCTATAAACACTAGCTTTAGTATCCCAACTATCTGGTATGGCTTCATAACCTTTTTGTCTTAAAGCCTCAAAATATTTCCTTTTAGCAACATTAAATTCTGGATCATTTTTATCTCCAAATTCCGGCCACATACTTTTATACACTTGTTTTGCATTAGCGGTTATCGATGAGGATGAATGTTTTTGCATAGTCTCTCTAAATGATGGGTCACTATCATATAATTGCTTAAATACAGATCTACGAGTGTTCAACGAAGGTATCTTAATATCTTTCTCAGCCGTTATCTGATGATTAAACAAAGTACCTCTATATCTGCTCATCTTACCTAAGGCAAATTGACCTCTAAAGAAATCAGTATCATTCTTTCTATAATTTACATATAAGTGTTCACCAGGTCTAGGGTTAGCATATCTATCTAAATTGTTAAATACAGTTCCTTTTTCTAGAATAGTATCGCAATATGTATTAAGGTATTTATTTCTAGCATAATAAGCAACACATGCTGCTACAGTTAAGCCTGCTGTAACAGCTACGACTTTTTCTACTTTAATACGTTTGTCAGCAGCAATCTTAGCTTCTGCTGCAGTTAACCCTTTCTCTTGATACTTCTTTTCAAGTCGTAATCTATGACCCGTAGATTGCGTTCTGGCATAATCGCTAATACTAAACTTAGTTTTCTTATCACTACTATTCTCAGTAGAATCAACCTTTTTAGCTATACTATTTTCAGTAGAATCCACCTTTTTAGCTATACTATTCTTAGTAGAACCTACATCTTTACCAAATTTATTAGCAATGCTTTTACTAATACTAGAAGTAACTTGTTTACGAACCCATCTAGTATCACCACTAGTATATCGTCTTCTTCCAGCATTAGTTAGACTACCGTCTTCGTTCTGATAACGTCTAACTCCACATTTCATACCTTTGACGCCGTGGTGGTAAAGTTCATTTGGTTTGTCTTTAACTACGTAATACCACATAAAACACCTCCTAATCAAATGCCTCTCTATTAAGTTTATAAGCAACAAAAGCATCCATCATAGCCGCTACAGCATCAATCTTTGCTTCGTATCGCTTCTTTAATAATTTTCTATTTCCATTAGTATCTTCCATTGTGATGCAGTTACCCATAGTAAACGTCATAAGTTCTTCATCGAACAGAAGCATTCTCTCTTCTGCTAACTTCTTCAATTCACCCAAAGGTACTGATTCTGTCTTGACTCCCTGAATTACTTTCTCTATTCCAAATGGACCATTCTCGCTAGCCCAACGATTCACAAAATCTTTGGCATTGTAAGGATCATATCCGAAGCAACGAACGTCATAGTCACAATCGGTAATATGCTTATCTAAATCGTCGTAGACTTCCATAGTGTCTAGTACGGTCCCTTCAAGCACAACTAAGCTTCCTTCTTTCATGAACTCATCATACTTGAATCGCATAGCTGGTGGTAATTTACTAAGAGTAAGAGAAGATATGTAGTTTCTAGTCTTTACACCAAAAGCTCCGTTGGATAATGGAAATAGAAATGTGAATGAACAGAAGTCATCACCTTGAGATAAGTCAGCGCCTAAAGCACAAGGCATTTGCCAGAAATCTCTTCTTCTATGCGGAAGTGTTTCTTCATATGTGAAGTAATATGTATAACCTTCCATAGGAATCCCAAAACGTTTCGCTAAAATATCGTTTCTAGCAGCAGGAGCTTTCTCAGCTCTTTCAACGTCTAATTGGTATGTTTCATATGTAACTGTCTTTCCTAAGTTAGGATTTGCTTTAGCCCACATGTCTGGGTTCGATACTTCATCGACTGAGTCTAATCTGTACCACCAAATGGATACGTGCGGATTTATATACTCACCTTTAAGAATGTCCATTAGCTCCATTTTGATTGTATCGCCTGGCCCGTTACGAACAGTACCCTCTGAGCTAACAGCTACAATTAGATAATCATCATTCTTTGAAGCACCTTGCTCTAAAGCACCAATTACATCCTCACGAATGTCTCCTGATAACCACTCATCAACAGTATTAATACGACTGTTTAGTCCTTGAAGCTTATCGATGGTCATCGGTCTGATTTCAACTAGTGAACCAGTTAAGAAATTCTCAATGCCTTTCTTGGTAGAGGCTAACTTAACTCTATTAGCCTTAGAACCTGTCGTGTTTTGCAATGAGCCTTCAGTAAGGAACTTAAAGAGTGGACCTCTTGATCTAGTAATTGCCGTACGCATTGGAGATAATACTTCTTCCGCCTGCTTCATGGTCGGTGCCGTGTGAACTTGATGTGTAGTAGATGTATCAACATTAAGAAAGTAACTTTGTATGTACGATTCGTATTGCGACTTGGCGGCACCACGAGCTACTATTAAGTATTGCTTGTTGATTAAACGCTTCTTAATAGTCTTGTTAACATAATGTCCTCCATGGCCATCTTCATTAGGTTCGTATACAGTTCTATCTACGAAATAATACCATCCAAAGATTTGTTCTCCCCAGAGTTTAAAACTATCAAGTAAATTCAAATCTGAACCATCAGTTAAAGTTAACTCATTCTCACAATACTTAATCCAACCTTCTACTGCTTCATCGTCATAGTAGATTCCTGGATTTGCTATAAGATCATCAATACGGTTCATTTCCATAGAGATTTCTCTACAGACTGGTATCTCCCCTCGGATTACGGCATCACGAAACTGACCATAATACTTAGGGACGGCTGTGTTTGATAATGCCATAATAATCACCTACTTTAGCCAATGTACTTCTTACCGGCTTTAATAACCTCTCTATTTTGCCTAACCATATCATCAAATGACTCCATGTTATACCTATCAGCTAATTGCTGAGCTTTTTTATAATTACTATTTGACATATATGCTTCCGCCATAACAGAGTCGTATTCTTTTGATAGAACACTTTCAAATAATTTGTTATATCCATTTTCGTACTCTTTATCATTTAGAAAATCATGGTCTTTTGCTTTTGCTCCTAGCTTTTTGTCGTAGTCACGATTATACTTATCGATCAACCCATTGTTCATTTTATCAGCGGCTCTGTTATAAGCTTTAACATAATTTTCTGTTGTGTTAACTTCTTGGTTGGCTCTATTCATATATTTTTTGTATTTCTTAGAAGCCATTGCTTTACCTTTAGCTGTTAAACTTCCATCTTTATTTTGGTATCTTCTGATACCCCACTTCATTCCTTTAATGCCGTGGTGGTATAATTCATTATTATACATTAGTTGTTCTCCTTTCCATTAGCCTCAGCTTCAACATTAATCCTCCACTCGAACTCACTAATCATGTTCTTGATGGAGTCAACTGCAGAGGAACTAGTTGGAGGGTCAAATAATAATTTTACTTTTAAATATACGTAGGACTTAACAGCATTTAAAAGATTACTTGAATCAATAAAATCTGTCCAAACCTCTTCTTTAGAATTAATACTAAACCCATCTGCAGGACCTACCCCAAGTTGAGATAAGATTAGAAATACTGAATTGATGTGCATTGTAATATCACTATCAAATGCGGTATACTCTTCTGTAATTCCTAATAATTTCTTGATTGATGTTAGAATACTTTCTGTATCTTGCATAAGTGGTCCTCCTTTCTAATCATGCTTCCAAGGGCATGTGTCATTTTTTGTTCTTTCTACTGGCTCAAATATAGGTAGTAGATTCTTGTCGCCATAGTGAATGGCATTGTGAGTTTTTAAAGTTGTGCAAATAAGGTATTCGGGATTCATAAGATAATCTGTTTCGTCAATCAAATCATAAGATGTGATAGGATTGAGATGATGAATAATTACCTTGGCTCCTTTTGGAATATCGTAACCAGCAACACCTAAGTCACAACCGTTATCCCTAACAATAATCTTATCGCGAAGTCTTTTCCATTCTTTAGACTTGTAGAATAGTTGATTCAAATATCGGTCATAGCCGAAAGTATCCTTCCCAACTATTCCATCTAACTTTAAATACTCAAATCTTTCTTTAAACGTCTTGAGCTTACTTAACTCAGAATATGTTTTAATCATCTCTACCACCATGCCCACTATAATCTTTCATAGCATTTAAAGCATTCTCATAAAGTTCTTCTACACGCTTAGCAGATTGTAAAGATTGTGTCCTTGCTTCTAATAAAGCATTCTCATGTCTAATCTTCTCAAGCTCTAACTGATTCTTAGTAGAACCAAGCTTAAGAAAATGTGTAATTACCTGTGAAGAGGCGGTTCCTTCTCTAAGTTGCTTCTCTGCTAGGTCCACACTTAAAGATATGAGCTGATTCTCTCTTGACTCAGGGGTTAAAGCTGGTCTAATCTTTTCTTGTGACTCAGTTTGAGATGACATTCTTCTAGATCTAGCCACCTTCTCACTTCCTTTCTATTAGTTTAAATATAGTTTGTATCAACTTAAGATAACATTTAACGGGGTTTATAAGAGAGTTAATCTTGTGAGAAAGACTTAAAGGGAGAAATAATCATGTTTCGGAGCTCAATCTATGTCATGGTTGCGATATTACAGTAAGTATCTCATAAACCCCTTTAAATGCCATCTTAAAAAGTCAAACTGCTTTTCTTTAAATATACTCGAAATGATAACCTCGATGTGTTTTTTGTTTGCCATTTAAGCATTCAGAAATATGTCGGTTGTTTCCATTAATTGCTTTTTCACACTCACGTAAAGTTCTAAACTCTTCTCCAGTTTCAACAATCCTAAACGGTTTCGGTTTTCTACCACCATTAGGATTTTTCTTGCCTTGCATTCCGTATGAGGCTCTTCCTAAACCCGTTCTCCATTCGTGCTGAATATTTTCTTGCTTTGTTACCCACTCAAGATTTGAAAAACTATTGTTCTCTTTATTACCATCGATATGATTGACTTCTGTTTTGCCATCTACTTTTGGAACAAATGCCTCGGCTACAAGTCTATGAACTCTTCTAGTTTTACGTTTTCCACCTTCATATAAATCCACAACCTGATATCCCTTAGAATAATGTACAGAATGATCTTTATCTGAGTTAATTCTTCTAATTCTACCAGTATTAGATACTATATAGTTGTTATTACATACAACTTCTTTCCATTCTTCCATATAATCACCCCTCAACTATGAATTTTCCCCTATTTGTAAATATGAAAAATACCCCCAGAGAAATCCGAAAGACCGGCGCGATGCAGGGAGGGGGTGCTTTTTCGGCGACCCCCCTCTATGCTTTTAAGTCTCCACGAGTGTGGTATCAATTGTGCTGGTCCTTATTTTTAAGCTATAAGTATTAATTCTTTCATGAATTGAAATAATTTTATAGTTTTTCATAGAAATTCTCCATTCTTTTGAGATTTTTATTAAGTAGTAAACAATTGATTAAGCTTGCTTAACTACTTTTTTGTAAATGTTTCTAAAATCGTATTTAATAATTTCATCAATTGCGTTTTCGATAATCATTTCGTTTTCTTCATCTGAAAGTTGATCAGATGTTCTTGCAATTCTTGCTAAGTAATCACAACAATCATAATTGTTTCTCTTATCAAACAGATACCAAAGAGCGAACTCAGTTTCTGGATCATAAGGATTGTCATTTGTAGTTAGATAAACTTTCTTTGACATACGTTTGTTCACTCCTTTCTTTACAAGTAGGTAGAAACAGTTGAAGCTGAGATTCCTAGTTTACTAGCTATTTCAGCATTCGTATAACCGTTTGTTTTCATAGCTTTAATTCTACTAACCTGTGAATTAGTTAAGACTTTCTTAGTTCTTGGTGTAGCATAAGACCTAATAGTATCTAAGTCAGTATTGTTTAGAATCTTTTCTAACTGATTGTTAGAGATAGCGCCAGCTTGAATGGCTTCCCATTCTTTAGGTGTAATCTCTATAGTCTGCCTATGTGCACCTACCTGATCACGTGCTTTCTGCAAAGCCTGTTGACTCTTCTTTTTAATTTCTTCCTTAGTCATATCAGGATTGGATTGTTTCATGGCCTTGATTTGTGAATCGGCTATGGTCTGGGCCATACGTTCCTTAGGGGCGTTCTTAAGGGATGTATTCAGCTTGGCTATCAATGATGCCCTCTCCCCGGGGTACTTTTTCGCAGCAGATGGGGAGTAGGTTAAACCAGGGGTAGTCTTAGCTTCTTTACGGGCCTGGTTAGCCATAGCCTTCATAGTATTAGCATAGTTTGCATATAATCTTTCCATGTCAGTATCTGCTTTAGAGATTAAAGTACGAGCATCAGTAGCCTCTGCCATTTGTGTACTTCTTTCCATACGTGTCTCTAACGCATATGTAATACTACCATCTTTAGTTTTATATGTAACATTACCTGTTTCTTTATCTACTATTTTGCTAGGTAAATATTTCTCCCTAGATTTAGGGTCATTCATGTCAATCTTTATTTGTCTACCATCATCAGTAGTATATGTACGAGTGTTCGCTTTCCTATTGACAGAATATACTGGCTTATATAAATTAGCTGGGTCAGCTGTCTTATAAACCAATGCACCTTCAGGTTTGCTAGGGTCATATAAAGGGTCACCTTTTATATTAACATGAGGAGAACCTTGACACTTTACAACACTTGTTTCATTCTTGGCTCTAGATATAATTGTAGATGCTCCATTTTCCTGATACTTCTTCTTTAAAGCATCAATCTTGTTGTCTGCATAACTCTGCTTATAATCTAGTTTATGTTTTTCAGCATCAATAACAACCATTGAATGTCTAACTGCTCTAGCTAATTCATCTTGAGTTGCTCCTTGCAATGTCATATCGGTAATAAGATTTGAGATTCTACCCATTTCGTTTTGAGTATTGCTCATTACCTTAATACGAGTATTATTCTTATTAAAATATAAATACTCATCTTGTCCATTGGTTGGAGTATAATCAGGATTCTTCTTTTTGATGGTTCCATAAGTCATCTTAGGGTCAAACCCTTTAAGACCTTCAAGTTGTGGAGTAGAATTGATTTTCATTTTGCCATTAACTGGTGTAGGAATAACCAATACTGTATCTCCATCAAAGTCAGCTCCAGATAAACGTTCTGCAACTTTGCTATTAATACCAACAGCATCTTTACCCTTTTTAATTTCTTCTGTTATACCATTCTTAACTTTATTGTTTACAGTTAATATAGGAATTTCAAATGTTCCACCATGTGGGAATCGAACTAATGCTACTTTTTCTCCATCTTTATAATTAGGTGCGAATACCTCATTATCTTTCATTTGTGGTACAGCAATAATTACCTGGTGCTTTTGTCTTGGTAAAGCTGCCGCATGTAAATGCATAGCTGCTGAATCACAATCGTTAGCAAATGATTCTAACATTTTCTTTTTAATTGTAGGGTTAGTTAAAGCTGAAATATCATCATATTCTGCTCTCTTATCATCGATAGCAATTCCTAATTGTCGTTTAGCTAATTGAAGAGGTTGCTTAGATAAGAATTGTGATGGAAGATTATCTTTCCAACAACCTACTGCTCCATCTTCTCTTGTGATGTTAATTAATCCAGATTGTACTTTTACAGTTGAGCCAAATGGATTTTCGGGATCGCTTTTGATTTTCTTCAAAACATCTTCCATAGGAGTTCCTTTTGGTTTGTTAGTATTAAATCTAACATCAACACCGTCTGGCAAGTCGTCAGAATATATAGCCATACCTTTTAGATAATGTGTTCCATCAACTAATATACGGCATTGAGCATATGCGTTTTCACCCAAAGATAAATCTTTAACTCCTCTACGAATTTCAATTGTTCCATCTTTATCTAATCCGCCTTCTTCAGCATAGTTGATAGTAAGACGTTTTGAGTCTAAACTTTTAGGGTATTGAAATCTAGGAACAAACGTATCTCCACCATCAGTTGACACATATTCCTCAACTGAGTGAATCTCTCCTGTGAAAATATCTTTATGCTTTGTTCCAGGAGGACAAAGAACTTGCATGTTGGTTTTCTGATTAGCATTTGTAACCTGATTGAATTTACCACCATAAGTAGGATACCCTTCAAGCTCTAAAATATAAAGTGCTTCTTTAAGCTTAGTAGAAGATACTCTAAGACCTTCACTTAGCTCAACACCAGCACCAACATCAATCATTCCTTTTTCGTCAACTTGTTGCTTAAGAAAATCAGCTGCTTTTCTAGCTTGATTCATTTTAACTTCTGCATTCTCATTAAGTAATGATCTTACAGATGAATCATTTTTGAAGCCCATTTTCTTAGCAATTTCATTTAGAGAATATCCTTCTTCTCTAAGTTGCTTAGCTGTAGAAACTTTCTTAGATCTCTCTTCATCTTTAGCTACAGATATCTGTATTCTAAGATTCGTAGAACTTGGCTTTCCGTCTCTTCCAAGTATACCCATAGCTTGAGCAATCTCAGATTCGCTTAAGCCTTGTTTCTTTAAATCATCAACACGAGTTAAGAAAGTACCACTATGCTGAAATGGATTCTCTCCACTTCCTAAAGGATATCTTCCTGACCCAGGACCAGGAGCTCCATCTTTTTTACTTTTACCGACGTGCTCTAAATAATCATTAGAACCGAACACATCAAAATATAATTCTTCTAATGACGGTTTGTTGTCTTCAAGCATAAGACTATTCTCCTTCCTGTTTTATCTGTTCTATCACTTTGTCGAATTCAATAATCTTGTCCATAAGTGGACCGATTTCTTCAGCTGTAGGATTGCAAACTAAAATATCATCTGATTGATAGATTCGTAGTTCCATAGAAATGTCTCCTGGACGAATTCCGTATTCTAAACAAAACAATGCAGCATAAATATAAAGTTGCATTATGTTTGCTGGAGTTTCGCCAGTTTTTAAATCATGAATTCTCAACGTATTATTTCTAAAAGAAATAGCATCGGCAGTTCCAAAGCAATTGTTTGAATAATATAATGGTTGCTCTGGTGTCATCTTATAGCCGATTGCATCATTTACATACATGTTTAATGTCTTATGAGTTTTTGGTTGCTTCAATCCTAATTTAATTGCTTTGGCGGCATAGTCATGAAGCTCAGTTCCTCTAAGAACAGCTAAACGTTTCTTGTACACGTCTATTAGTTTATCTTTATCATAGTTCACCCAATGATATGAACTAGCTCCAAGAAACGCATGAGCTCCTTCTAAATTTTTGTGTCTGTTAAATATCATTTCTAATGTCTCCCCTCATTAAAAAACCTTTCCAATTCTTTTAGAACTACATTCTTGTTTTCTGGAAATATAAATCTTGAGAAAGACATTTCATCCATAACTCCAACATAGTATTCTTGATTAGGTTGCTTGTGTGCTTTTGCAGATTTCTTATTTTCAAGTGTCGCCCATTTGTCTTTATATAGAACTAACAAATCTGGGATTCCCTGAATATAACTAGCATCATTCTTCATAACGATGCATCCAGGAAATATGGTTTTCAAATCTTTAATTAAACCAGACTGAAAATCTCTTTCTAATTTAGTAGCCATAAGCAGCCTCCTTTCAAAAATATAAATAAAAAGGAAAGTCAATCAAAACATAAAGAGCATATACTCTTCCCTCTCATTAAAGCCCATGTAATTTTCGCGTGGCCTGAGTTGCGTGTGAATTGTACATAATTGTAAAATATAATAGTTTGCTGTAACCTGCATACTTGAAGTCTGATATAAGGTCAAAAAAGAAGAGCCTATGTAAATATAGACTCTTTAATCCCAAAGTTTACTATAAAGATTATGATAAGCATCTTCAATAAGTTGACGTATCATTTCAGCTGATTCTTTATTATTATAATCACAAAGAAACTTTAACTTATCTTGTAGTGATTGACTCATTCTTAGTGAAAACATAATATTGTTAGGGTTCCGACTCACAGGTCTCCCTCGTTTCTTTTTCGTACCTTCTTTTATCTCACCGTGAATATAATCCATATTATCATTGTTAACATTATAGAGAATGCTATCACCTGACTTTAAATATATCTTAATGGTATCGTAAGATTCGATAGAATATGATACAGCTTCTTTTGCTACAAACGCATGTTTTCTTTTAAACTCTTCAAAATACTTATCGTACTGTTTTTTGTCAAATGTAATTTCCATAAATATAATCCTCCTTTGATTTTATGTATACATAAAATGGTCAATTGCCCGGTCACATTGCCAAAAACTTATATATATATATACTTTTTTCTATCACATTAATAATAAAAATAAATGGCCAAGTGTCCAATTAATGTATACATAAATTATTTTTACGCAAAAATAGCCGTTTTTAGCCCTTTTTTAGCCCTTTTTACCAAATTTTACCTCAAAATATAGCAATTTCTCTGCCCACTTTTGACTTTTAAAAGTGGCCATTTGCCCACTTTTTTTGGCCATTTTTGAATTAATGTATTACATAAATTCAAAAAATTAGAGAAAATGACTCAAAAATGCTTAGTGGCCATTTTTCTCATTTCCAAAAGTGGCCACGAAATAGGCCTAAAATTGAATTAATGTATTACATAAATTAACTAATTCCCATCAAAATATCAATCAGCTTGTCTATGAACGTAGTTCTCAAACTTGTTAGCAACCCTCTGTTCAACACAAATTCCTTGACTAAAAGTATACAAAATACCATTTCTAACAACATGACAAATCTCCAATGTCTTCTCATTCTCAGTCAATTGAGGTATTGTTTGGTCGTTTGAGAAAGGTAAAGGTACACAAGAAATATCTTTTGCGACCTCATCATTACTTTTAACCATAACACTCCTTTTATCAATCTCATCAAGTTTCTTGCAAATATTACACAACAGCGAATTCTGTTTCTTCAACAATTTAATAATTTCAACTTCATTTTTTTCACTCATGATTACTTCTCCTTTTAAAATATAATTCTACATTAAGCTTCTGACCATGTTAGCCCAATTAGGATTCACAGGACAATATTTCTGTCCAATTAACTCAGGTGTTGTCAGCCCAATAGCAAAGTAATTATTAGCCAAATTACTAACCATAGCTTCAACTCCTTGTTCGATACTACTATATATAATAGGAACTTCATTAACACTCATACCTCCAGGGTTGTTCCCAACAAGATATGCATATGAAGTAAAGTTCCCAGTTTCTAATCTAGCAATAGCTAACACGATAGAACTGTCAATCCCATAACGATTACAAGCTTCTATAATTCTTGATTCGATGCTTCCGAAATATCCTTCTTGCCCGTTATTGTTTTCTCCACTTGCTCCATCTTCTCTAGTGGCATGTTCTCCAGAGTTTTCAGAATCAACGTATACGACGTTAGAATCACTATCGCGTTCTTCCAAATATAAACCATTAGATTCACAAGTGCTATTGCTGCTATTGTCAGAACTCCTATTCTCAACATCGCACCCACTTGATACCAATGTTCTGATACTGTTATCCAAATATTTACTAAACTGTACATTAACAGAAACACCATCAAGGCTGTCCTCAATATCAGTTTCACAGCTACCCCGTACCTCGCGTGTTTGATTGTATCCTTCGCTATAATATAAAAATTCATCTTTCATTTCTCCTTCTATTGTCATCACGCAACATCCACATAGTACAAATATACCTAACGCAAATGCTACTATTTTCTTACTCATTAAACTCATTAATTTTCTCCTCTATGCGCTAAAATAAACATTAAACTAGGGCTATGAATCAATCCCTTTTTGTGCAACCATGATTTAACCATAGCTTTTAACCTACTCATAAATATCAATAATCTCCTTTAAACATAGCTTTAACGAAATGTATTAATTGGAAAATGGCTCCTATTAATAGTACAATTGGCCAAAACAGCATTGTCGCAAATATACAATCTTCCAGGTCCATGTCCGTAAAACTCCCAATAATACAGCTAAGTAATAATCCCAATAAGATATAGCCACCAACAATAAATATACAAATAATAATAAACGTATCTGCACTCATAAATATCAATCCTCCACAATGTCATACAACTCAAAGATTAAGTCTGGATTCTTGTCTAGCAAATATAAAAGCCTACTACTTGAGTTACCAATAAATGTCTTCTCATGCTCCCAACGATTAAGAGTTCTTTCAGTAATTCCCAAAATCCGAGCAAAAGGTTTCTGACCCATGCCTACTTTCTTCCTAACTCCAACAACAAAATCACCATCAACTATTGCTCTAGTATCAGGCACTTCAATAGTAATTCCTCTGTACTTAAAAATATCATTCTGCATAAATCTCAAGTCCTCCTTTAAAAATAAAATAGAAGGTGTAGTCTTGTACCGTTCATTTCCGGCCCGAGAGTCGCTCGGTCTTAGTTCTTATATGTCAGCATCTCAGCTGCTGGGACCTTCCCCCAGACCACATTACTGCTACTTCCTTCTCATAATATAGTATTTTTTTTACGCGTATCCAATTATCTAATTACCTTAATCTGAATATCAATGTGTTCTACATCATCAATGTAACGAATAAGCTTAATCCTTAATACAGAACTCTTAAGTTGGCTATCATCGAACTTCTTTAATAAATCATTAGACATTGGAACGTCAATAGTGTTATATAATTTACCATTCTCAAAGAACTTCACAGTTACCATTCCAGTAAATTCTTCAATAGAATGCAAAATATCATAGAGTGCATCTTCTAACGTGCCGTCATCAACACTTAATATACGTGCCTTAGCATACACATCACCTTTAGCATTGCAACATGGATGCTCAAATAAAGGTTTAAATACTAACATTTCACATATACCCCATTATCCTCAATAAACTCATGTTCTTCTTTACCAATCTCAGTAATCAAGCAAGAATATGGAACCTTCTCTTCAATCCACTTACAGAAATCTCTCCACTCATCTAACTTATGATTCTTTCTGCTATGGTAAATATTAGCCAGAACCTCATAATTCAGCATGGCATTACGAGTCTGGTTATAGCTACTAGGTAATAATTGAATCATTTGCCACCAGTATTTTTTGTCCTTGGTTTCTAAATATAATTCTCTGTAATGATTTAAACCTCGTATTGTAAAATCTAAAACATCTTCAGATGAGAAATAAATATCATCATTCATAGGAAAGAACATTTTTTCTTTTTTACAATCTAATGATTTTTCATAACAGCCACTGCCTAAAGGAATATGATCATAACTAAAATCACCACGATCAAACTCTTTAGCCTGAATCTTATGCATAGTACTACAGCTATTAGCTACAGTTCCAACCTTATATGTATCAAATTCTTTCCACCAATATAAAGGAGCAGTAATACGAACATAAACAGGCATCATTCTCATAAACTTACGATGATCAGTACCAGCCTTTGCAAGTTTTTTCATTAAATTAATATCATTAGGGCCTAATACAAGTTCCTTCTTAGAAATATAATGATTGTCACATTCTTCTTTTCTAGTGCAACCATCACAATTATCCTTATCTTCACATCGTTCACTATCACTCTTATCCCACGAATTAAAAGCATTTCTCATACCTTGAATTATAAATTCTAACTGTTCTGGGCTATAAAATATTTCATTTTCAATCTTTATGCTCATTTCATATTCCTCCATGTTACAAAATTTCTAGCGTCTCTTACTGTTGATGCATCAACATTTAGTTCCTTAGCTAATTCGTAAGAACTTTTGTTACTATTTCTAATATAATTAACCAAATTATTATTAAGCTTACTAGAATGATGCAGTTCTCCACATACCGGCTTTTCTAAACCATTTATGTAAGCATGTTTAATATTTTCGCTTCTTGTACACCATTCTAGATTTTCAACTCTGTTATCTGTTTTTATTCCATTTATATGATTTACATCATTCTTATTTTCTGGATTTGGTATAAAGCATTCCGCTATTATTCTATGATATGAACGATTACGTCCATTAATTAAACCATGTAAATATCCACATCTATCAATGGAAGGAGTCATTTTATTTCCATTAATATTAAAAATATCTCCATTTGAGAACACAACGTATAAACCTTCATATACTACACCATCAGATAAATCATGACCAAAACTTTTAACACTATTACTCAGTCTAGTTTGTTTAAAAATGTTAACAACATTTATAGCATCATTCTCATTTTCATAGGTTCCTAATGAAATATATTGACCATCATTTGATGCATATGCTTCAAACTTACCATTTTTTTGTTTTTCGATAGCATTTACCAACTCTTGCCATTTCACATAACCTCCTTTTATAAAGTGAATATCATTTTTATCTTGATATCTTTCAGTTCATCTTTTTCGTGCATTTTCTTTTCTATTCTAGTTTTCACTTCTTTTGCTTTTTCTAATGAAGTAAATAACCCATATAAGTTTCCTTTATTGTCATATATTAAATATGCAGGTATCATTTCACATCCTCCGGCCAAGTGTAATTATCATCTAACTTGCTCTTAAACTTTAAAGGCTTGTGAGAATATAAATTTACAGGATTACTCAAACACTCATGACAAGGGTCTTTATACTCCTTCAAGTCTTTATACTCACAATGGCTACAATATTTATCAAAATATACTTCTTTTCTTTCATCTAAATCCATAAGATACATACTCCTTCTAATTGATTCTGCTTCTTCCTCTTCCCAACAGTCTTCCTCAAACTCATCGAAGTCTTGCTGAGATAAAATAATTACCCCAACAAGACCAAATATCATAAAAATAAAGAGACAAAACATTAATTCCATTATTTGTTTGCCTCTTCTTTTTCTTTCAATTCAATTAAATGATTCAAATAGTTCTGTGCTTTCTTCAAATCTTGCAATTCGGTGCCTTTATAAGGGGCTCGAACCACATATTTGATAACATTTCCAGAATTAAAGTCCAAATGCCATGAGTCAATGAAGTCTCTAACCTCAATTCCACCCTTTGTATAATGGTCAGGATGATTAATAATATCATTTTCTTTCTTTTTAGCCATGTTTTCCTCCACTTTCTGGTTTAATTTTTCATACCAGTCTTTATCTAAGCTTTCATACCAATTAATAAACTTCAAATATACTTCGTTGAACTTCTTTTTATCGCTTCCAATTTGTGGATATGCATCATGTAACCAAAGTAGTACTTTATGTATCAAATCCGATTCATTCAAGTCGGCCACATAAGTGTTAGATGTTCTAAAATCTGCTTGTTTACTGATGTGATCAATACAAATATCTATACGAGCATCATAAAGTAGTGGTCTGAAAGTCAAGCTATAAGAGATTACTCCTGTGAAATCTTTAAACATCTTTTTGATTAAAGTAGCATTCTTTCCAACCGTGTTGTGGTCTTTTACTGGATAAATCACATGGTCTCTATTCCTATAGTAAATTTCCATTTCTTCATTATTCATTTCTTTATCTTCCATTCGCGTTCTTTAATTTCTTTGTGGTATGTTTTTGCATATGATATTGCATAATTCTTCATTGTTAAATCTTGATCAATAGTGAATCTCAATGCATCCTCAAAATGTCTATGATCGCCTCGAACAGAAATATAAAAGGTCACTACCGTATTAGCTTTACTAAACACAGTAATGACCTTTGCGTTCCCACCAAATTCCTCTTCATAACTTTCCTGAAACTTGACACGACATTCTTCAACCAAGTTAACAAACTTACTTTTTGATTGCATATCTATTTTTCCTCTTATTATTCATTAACTCTTTTCTTGCTTCCTCGTATTTCCTCATACAAGACTCACAACAAAAATACACAGTTCCTTCTCTATAAGCATGTTTGAAAATGTATTGTGAGCGCATACCAGTAAAGCTAAAACTTTCTCCACACCATTCACATGTTTTCTCTGAAACTATACAGTTATTGTTATTTGCTCGACTCATGTTTATACCATCCTAACTCATACACCATTGAATTGATAGCTTTTAATGTGGAAATATCAATACCGCTATACGTTTCTATTCTTGGTGCATTGCTCTCCTTAATCATAACTTCTTTTTTACTTGAGTTAAAACCAATAGAGAATTGATTAGGACCTATGAACCAAATATAATTCCCTATAAGTTTCTTTGTGAATCCAGCTTCTTCGAACAATTTCTCAGCGTGTGCTGTAGGATTAAATTCATCTTTAATTGTCTTTGTCATAAATATACTAATCTCCTGCACTTACAATCATCTTTAAAAACGTGAATAGACACAATAGCGTGAATATACCTAAACTTAGTTTAAAGCTAAATACAAACCCGAAACAAAATGCTAAGAACTTAACAATTACACATACCGCTAAATATGGAATCGCCAAAATAGCAAGTATGATTGCTGTGAATAACAAAATATCTGTAAATTTTTTCATTTCTTTCTCCTACCATTTAATAAATTTTCCTTCATTGAATTTTTTCTTTTGATTTAAAGCCTTAGTGATGGCTAAGTCGATACCGCTTCTACTTCTCAAATGGAAGTAATATAAATCTCTATAAGGGCTGTTTAATCTATCTATTCGACCTTCAGCCTGTTTGACTACTTTGTATGAGTAGTTTTGACTGTAAAATATAATAGTGTCAGTTGTTATACAATTCCATCCTTCACAACCTGAGGTGTATTGAACGAGATATACCCATTTATTACCTCTAGGAATTTCTTGATGCTTGTGACCATTCCATTCAGCTATTTCGACATCTTCGCCGTAGTAAATTGCTTTAAGTATTTCCAACTCGTAATCAAAGTTGTAAAATATAATAGCCTTAGGATGGTCCTCCAGCAATTCAAGTAAAGCAGTCTGTCTCGAATCATCCGAGTTGACTACTTTTCGTAGCGAATAACATAGTTCTGCTGCGTTAACAATTGGTAAGTTTGTCCAAGGATTCCAACGATTTTTCATCAAGTCCTTGTAGGCCGAAATATTATAGGTGCAGAACACGTCTTCATGATGAGCTATAGTTTGCCTTTTGAAGTCCATGTCTACTAATATCCTATTTCTCAATCTTATAAGGCGACCCGTATTAATATACTTATCAACCTTAGGGAATTTAGAGAATCTAGAGTACACGATATGCTCCCTAGTAAATTCAGTTCTGTTCTTATAGAAACCGTTAGCGATGAATACCGGAATATAATCACTCCAGCTATCACCAGGTGTAGCGGATAGCAGAATCCATTTATTAAACTTAGATATCTTTAAGAACGACTTTACCCAAGCTCCATTCCCAACTAATCTCTGTTCATCAAATATAAAGAACGCGTCTTTTACTTCTTTATACTTACTGATGTTATTCCAACTATCCACGATTACCTTGTTAGAATATAAATTAATTTCAGGATTGGAGGATAATAAGAATGGACCCATATCACCCTCCCATTCAAGGGTATCGCGTTTACGAGCTGTAGTGATAATATACAAGTCTTGAGGTTTCTTCATAGGAATATAATCTACTTCAATACCACCTCCGTTTTCTTTGAAGTAATATCCTAAAGCAGTTCTAGATTTACCACTTCCAACACCACCACAAAGAATACAGCCATTACGCATCTGCTCAATAGCTTTTATCTGGTAGTCGTATAAGCCTATACCCATATAAATGCTCCTTTCATAAATATAAATCTAATTAGATGTCTCCTTTTGCACGATGTAAACTTTTCTCAACCTCAAAGCCATCAGGGAATCTAGCTTGTAACTTACTAATGTTCATTTCCATAATATCATCTAAGCTAAACCCCATAGCTGTACAATACTCAGCTATAAACCACATCAAGTCACCTAATTCCTTTTGAATATGCTCAGGTGAGTCAAAATGTCCTTGATATACTTTTTGGTAAATACTGTGTAATTCACCAATCTCTCCAACCATTCCGTGCAAAGCATGCATCTCAATTTCGTTTCCCTTTAATTCATTATTAATAGTTCTAGCTGCTAATTCTTGATACTCATTTCCTGTCATTATTTGTTTTCCTCTACTTTCTTAACAATTGATCCGAACTGTTGTAAAGCATCAACTACCTCACCTAATCCTTGAGATGCTAAAGCATTCATTAACGGTCTTCCATCAACTACGATAGTATCCATCTGTTTGTCTTCAGGAATCCACTTTTTGAAAATATCATAGTAGAACCCTTCATTACCAAAGAACTTTTTAGTGACAGCCATAGCGAGACCTTTCTCAGGGTCCCAAATATCATCCTCGCCACACTTAACGACGGTCTTAGTTCCATCAGCCCAAAATACAATTGTAGCTGGTTCATTGAAGATTACTTTCTTAATGACGCTAAAATACATTCGCTTTAGTTGTGATTTTTTAGTGTGAACATTAGGACCTAATAATACTTGTCCTCTAGCTCCATATACACCATACAGAATGCGATCAATACTAATTTCACAAGATTTTGTCATCAAGTCTTCTTCTCTAATTTTATTAATTTTCATGATTATTCCTCCTTATAAAATCATCTTTCTCATAAGCTCTTTTCATTTGTTCATCAGTAGCTTCGAGAAGTCGTCTAGAAATATCATCCACTCGACCTCTCCAAACTATGTTTGTCACTAGGATTCCTAATATAAATCCCAATATCGTTAATAAAATGTTCACAATAATTTCAAACATTCTTCATCCTCCGTAAAATATAAACTAGTTCTTAGAATGTGCTATGATTGCATAAAGATTACGATTCTTTACTCATTGTCAACACCATCCCAAACTAGTTTTACATCTGTTAATACCATATCCCAGCCAGTACCAAAGTGAGTGATTCCCCATAAGTACATCTCAAGTTCTTCACAGTAATATACTATTTCATCTGTATACTCTCTTAAGATTTCGTATCCTTCTTCTGTTATTATATAATGTTGAAATATCTCTTCTACATCATCTTTATCATAACCGTTTACCATAGTCCAATACATGCTTCCTACGTAATCGTAAATATAACAGTTTCTAACAGATTCTCCAACTATCTTAGATAGTGTTAGGTAATCTAAATATCCAGCTTTTAAAGCATACTTAGATGGCTTTACACCAAATACCTTTCCATCATACATTGTCATTGTTTTAACTTGTTTACTCATTTAAATCACTCCTAGAAATATAATTTTTTACAAAAAGTAAAGAGCCCTAGATTTCACTCTAAGACTCTAACTTCTTTAGTTATTCCTCTGATTGGTTTTCTTCTGATTCTTTTGACTTTCCAAGGTCTTTCTTGAACCATACACCAGCAGCTGTTATTAACATCGCTCCAGCATATGCTCCACACATACCTCCAAATATCAATCCAAAACCTTTTTTGAATTCTCCAAACATAAGTTTTCACTCCTTTCACTATAGTGTAAGTAAATATCGCGTAGATTAGATGTTAGTATACTTCTCAGCTAATGGATCTTCGTTGATAGTTACATACATAGACTTCAAATATGCTTTAACTCCGGATTTATTATTAATAGACCATTGATAGGCTCTAATGATTAAATCTACATTCTTGAATTCAGCAAAATCTAAAGTTCCAATGCTTTCATCATCTAATATTGTTTTATTATGGCTAGCAATTAGCATTACGTGTGGTGGTACATTCGCATAACTTACTGTTACCTGAATATAATGTGTAGGTTCATCCCCTTCTTCTCTAGGACGTAGGATTTTAACGTTCCAACCGTCTTCAGCCAACATTTGAGCTTGTTCTGGGTCATCAATAACTACACAGAAGTTTTTGTTACCTTCTCTATTGAATTTAGACTCCTCACCTGAGAAGTTTCTAAATATAATGTGTGCATTTTCAATTACAATATCGTTAATTCTTTCGTTCATGCTTCTAATCTCCTTCTAATTAAAATGGTAATACGTCTGATGCAATATCAATAATCTCATCTAATAATGGATTCTTTGGTTCTTCAGTATATGGTTCCTCAGACACGAACCATTCGTAATCTCCGTATTCAGCAATAGACTCAACTGCTTCATTTGCTAGATTCTCATAATATGAATTGTCAATATCATTTTCACGTCCTAACTCTTTGACCAACTCAGACTCTAACCAACGATAGCCTTTAGTTCCAGTTACTGCAAAATACTTTCCTTCGTTTTCACGATATAAGATTCCACCATTACAACCTGGTTTAATCGGGCAGAACCTTCCAACCTTTCCTACGAAAATATAATTGTGACCGTTTTGAATTTGTTTCACCAAATCTTCATCCGTGCAATTTTCCAAAATTGGATTTAGCTTTTTAGCTCCCTTTTTACGCTTTTCTAATTCGTCTTCTAAATATCCAACATCTGGTAACTGCTCATTCATGTCCAAATATATAACACCTTTGGCCACTGATTTAGTTTCGCATAAGTCGTCAAATCTAATCTCTTCCTTAGAAAATAACTTCTTGAACACATATGGTACAGCGAACTGAGCTCCAGTAACTGTCCATTGCCATTCATGGTCTTGATTATCACCAGGCACGTAACCGTAATGCTGTTCGCACCAACTTGCTTCTTTGTATCTAGCAATATAATCTGCATCATTGATTTGACAAATCTTATCATAAGTTGCTTCATGCTCAAATGTGTATCCGTATTTCTTAGCAAAGTCCATACAGAAATCCACAATCTCTTTAGTTGCATCTGCAATCTTGATACTATCTGTCTTAATGGCTACAATCTTAAATCCTCTACTCTCAACTTCATCTTGTAAAGTCTTCATAAATAAGGCTCCACGAAGTGCTACAATGTTATTCTTATTACGAATATCCCTAAATGGGTTGTCAAAGTTAGCAGCAGTTAAGCCGTATACAGAATTGATTGCTATCTTCAAAGCTTGTGCCAAGTCTTTAGCCGTAGATTCATCTTCTAAAAATGGCTTCAACTTACCACCCATCATCTTTCTAGCTGTATCAAAGTCTTTGTGTTTAATAGCTACACGAGCATCTAAAATATCAGTAAAGTTTTTAGTATACTCACCAAAACAATTCATAGCTCTAATAGAATTTGGATGTAGACTTGCCACATCAAGCAAAGCTACATTTCCATAAATACCTGGGAAGGATCTAATATAACCACCTTTACCTAAATCTTCACCTCGATACATGTTTTTGTTATCTTTAAATTCGTATCCAGGAAATGTCTCAGATAAATCAGTATATACTAATTGAGGATGTTTTTCATTTCCAAAGATAATCTTAGTTGTTAATGAGTTAGTAGTATCATTAACTGTACCTCCAGCTAATTCTGCTAATATCTCTCTTGCAACAAAATCACCCTTAAGATGGTTGAATACTGCTTCTGTACTTATTACGTCGTTATCACAATATTCAGCAACCTTAGTCCACTTTTCTTCAGGCACAGGTTGGTCCCATGGTAATCCTAATTCTTGGTGATGAATGCCTAATTCAATCTCCCATTTCTTAAGTGACTGTTTCTTCGCAGCAAAATCATAAACATCTGTGTAAGATAGATTATAAGCTCCGCCGAACTTTCCATTGTCTTTATCGCCCTTTTTAGAATTAATAATCTTTTGTGATAAGCTGTATAACTGCTCGTTTGAATAACCCATCATTCTCGCATACAAAATATGATTGTCATACGAACGACAGTTGAATCCCACTAACTTAAACTTAATCAACTCCTCAATCTCTTCAGGCTTAGGATTAATCATTCTAACTACTGGTTTTCCTTCACCTTGCATTTTCCAATTCACTAAGAATAAGTTAGGGAATACTTCGCAATCGTAAAATATAAGTTTAGCATCTTCATCGTTTCCTGGTTCAGGTGCTTCTTCTGATTTGAAGTGCATCTTGCCAACCAGTTTTACACAATAGTCAGATTGATGTGTACTACCCGCAGCAAATGCTAATATAGTATTTCGCATGTCTGTAACGTCGTACTTCAATCCGCTAGAATATGCATCTTCCAAAATCTTATAGATGAAATCAATACTTGGCTTAGTCCCAGGATGTATTTCTTTCATCAAGTTTCTTTTAATTAAGGCTCTTAACCTATTCTCGCTTTTTACAGCTTCAAAATTAACCATTTTCTTTTCTCCCTTCAACGGTAACCCTGAATTGATAGAAGCTATAGGCAAGTTGTTACATTTAGTCAACATACGTCTCAATGAACTCTTACCTGTAAATATCTTCACTTCAATCTTGTCATCATAGATACGACTCAACTTTGTTATATCTCCAGTGTAAATATAATGCAGATGTATACCAGCTCCACTCTTACTTAGCTCCGCATAAGTCGGTGGCCACTTGCTAGCTTCTTCTAAATTCTTTTCAAAACATTTGTTACCTTCATCGTCTGGAATATCAAAATCTATAACTATATGATTCTCAGGCACCTTAACATAGTGAAGTTTGCTAGTGTCTATATCAGACAACGTTGTAGTAATCTTCTCCCATTTATTAGTAGGTGTCTCTTTATCGTTAGCATACTGAGCTAAGCAATCCTTACATTCTTTGTCGAATATAGAATCTTGCTCCTTGAACTCTATTAAATTACTCTTAGCTTCTTCTTTTGGTTTTCCAATCTGGTTAATATCATTGTCGAATTTATCTTCTCTAAATCCTTTATAGTAATTTCTAACTCTTGTGTCATCTAGCATGTATCTTTCATGATGCTCTTTAAAGTAGTTTTTAAGTTCTTCTTTAAAAGCTCTCTGTGAATATGGATAAGCTACCTTCGCATCATCACAATACATCTTATACATTTCCCACGCACGTTTTAGGGTTATGCCATCTTCATTCTTAAATGTCAAAAACGAATCCATAACAAAGTTATAGAAATCATTTGATGCTCCCAACATTGCTGTAGGAATATAATCGTCATACCTGTCAGGCTCCGACAAATATACATCTCTACAATGGTAAGCTATAGGACCCAATTCGAAGTCAATCTGCTTCATAATCCTTTTGTAGTCCTTATGGTTTATCTTATCACCAGTTGGAGATACATCTATCAAACGTCTAATAAGACCTGATTTTGCATCTGTAATTTTAACAGGTTTATTAGTACCCATAATTAGAAAACATTTAAAACTATTCACATATGTGGATTTAAACTTCTCATTGATAGTCATATGCTCATGCGATACTAAACTATTAAGTCTAGTGTTATCCTCTATTCGTGACAAGTCACCGTCATGTTGTATCGCAACTAATGGGTTTGATTTAAAAGCTTCTAATGCGAATACGTTATTTGAAGACCCTAAAGCTTTCGCATCAAATACTGAATAATATCCTTCGAATAGTTTCTGAATAATATTCAATATTGTAGATTTACCTGTACCAGCAGAACCGTACAATACCATAAACTTCTGTATCTTTTTAGATTCTCCTGTTACAATAGCACCAATAGCCCATTCAATTTTGTGCCGTTCCTCCTCAGAATATAACACAGACATCAATTCATCATAAGCAGAAATATCACCAGACTCAAGAGGATAGTTAAGCCGTTTAGTAGCATAGTCTTCCTTCTTGGTCTCAACATTTGAAAATATAAGACTCTCATCAAGATTATGATAAGAGTCCCTCATTTGTTTTTGGCAATACTTATGCCATTTGTCAATCATACCACTATCTGCATCCCACAAATATAATGGCTTAACTGAACCATCATACTTCACTTTATGCTCTTCGTAGTATTTTTTGACTTCTTTATCAATTAAATGTAAAGCGTCTTGTTCATCAGTAGACCATAATCCAAGTTCTTCTATCCAAATGGCATAGAAGTCTCCTCCTCGAATCATTAAATCTTTTGATTTCTTTATTATAAACTTTGGGTAAACTTCAACGACATCTCGTTTAGGGCTACGAGTAGAAATCTTTAAAAAATCAAGCACATTTTCTACTCTCCCTTCATTTACTCGTCTAGAAAATAATTAAGGTACCACATCGCTTGATACCAAATTTCAGCAGTTCTCATATCTCTATCGTCTTCAATAGAAAATAAACCACCTTTGCCATTCTTTTCATACTTTCTCTTAAGAAATCTGTCAATAACAAATTCACAATAATCCCTATCAAAATTGTTATCCGACATTGTTCCTAAGCCTAAATTTACAATCATGTTCCAGAACCACAATCCAGTTCTATTTCCTTGCTCCATATCATCCATAATACGTTCTTCTATGATAAACGCTAAAGAAACCATCATTTCCAATACACTACAAGGTCTAGTATCTAAATATCTTTTTATTTCATCACGTTCATAACCGTTCTCGTACCCGAATCTATACCTAAATTGAATACCATCATCTGCTCGATTTTCATCTCTACTGACTGTATAGGTGAATTTTTTATTATGCAGAAATGCAAATAATTTTCTATACGATAAATCTTTATAAGAACGGTCATTACATACTAAGTCGTACATCCACTCAAAATATTCATTGTTTAGTTTATCTTCTTTTGAAATATCATTCATCTACTTCTTCATATGAATCAAGAACTCTTAGGATTTCAAAGTCTGTTTTAAGTCTTTCGTTTCTTACGTAAATAACATCATCTTCGTAATCTCCGAAATGCTCAAAAACATCTTCACTACCTATAAGATTCTTTAATTCTCCCCCTTCAATTCTTTCATCTAGTTCATTTGTTAGAACATTATTAGAATATAATGTAAGTGTTATACAATCAAAGTCATCATCTCCAACTTGCATTGGTGAAATTACATATGGCTTATCTTCTTTCAATGGCTTTTCCTCCTTCTTTACATTCGATTTAGAAAATGACGTATAGTCATGCTTGTTAACTATATCGCTCAGAGTTTTCTTTTCTTCTGAAATATCATCCGATGTTGTTTTCTCTTCTTTAGATTTGAGTTTGCTAAATGTTTCTTTGACTGAGTCAATTTCTTCTTGTGCTATTTGTTCATACTTAGTTTTAAAATATGTCATGCTTGCAACTGCACCTACTCCAACACCAATTGCAAATATAACAAACTGTGTAATCTTTTCTTTCATTGTTTTCCTCCCTTTACAATGTTAATACAGTAAAAGCTAAAACACCAAAAGTTAAAGACATGCTAATTAGGACTCCTCCTATAACATGCCTTTTCTTTTTAGTGTTCAAAATATCATTAATTATGGTATCCACGATAATTACGAATCGTCGTAAAGATGTCATTCTTCTGCGATTCACCTCCTGACTAAGCCAGGAATATAAATCATACACTCGGCTTATGAATGTATGAGATATGAGTAGTCAAACATGTCTCTATATGGATTACCTGAGCCTATGGCATTAACGCCTAGTGTTCACATTTGTTCCCAGATGTTTCCATCAACATTGAAATCTAGAAGAATTGATCTTTCATAGCCATTGACAAATCTTCTATTACTCATTCTATTTAATTCATAGATTCCAAAGTCAATTTTATGTTCAACATCTTTATCGTAAACCCATCCGATAACTTGTCCAGCTCTAGTTTCAGGAATACCTAACATGTTATACACATCATTCAAGAACAAATATCCTTTAGCTTTTAGCTTCTGATTAGCCCAATCTTCTTGTTTTCTTAAGAACATTAAATTATACTCAGGGTCTTTTTCCCAATAGTCACTTAACTCATCAAAGAATTTAGCATAAGGACTACAGTTCTCTAAAACATCACCGTCAGCAACATATGTTGTTTCTTTAACGGTTCTTTGATTACCGTCTTCATCTTCAATATCTTTCTCAACTTCTACAGCTTTGATTCCGTATTTAAGTTGCTTGTCAACTTCTTCTCCGAATCTTTCAATAACTCTTTCTCTGTAATCTTTGAAAGTTGTATCAATAGTTGTATAAGCAGCTGCTAATGCAATATTTCTCTTCTTCAAAATAACATTTGAAGCCACGATACTTGTAACTGATAATGTTCCAACAATTACTGATGGACCATATAATTTTGCTAAATCCAAACCAGTTTTCAAATATGCTTTAGTCAAATCTTTCTTAGCATCTTTTTCTGTGTAAGCTTCAGATTTTTTCTCTGCTTGCTTCTTGATAGTGTTAATAGTATCTTCATTATCTTCCAATACATCATTCAATTTAGTTGTTGCTTTACATGCCATAACAGCTGCTGTAATCATTCCACCAACACCTAATACCATACAAATCTCAGGGCTGTGTTTCTTAACTACAAAGCCCGCTCTATTCAACATTCTAGTTGTGTTTTCTACTAATTTCATAAATATAAGTCCTCCTCTATTAATCTAATGGTAATGCTTTTGGCATTCTAATAACGTACCCATCACGTACTCTTTCAATTCTTGCTGAACGAATATCAGTCCAACCGTATTTGTAATCTGTATAGCTTCCTGCGATTCCTACTAAGTCATATAAGTCTGCTACACTAACAATCTCATACTTAGCAATAATATCATCCATGCCCATCAATACAGCTTCTGCATCTCCTCTGGTCTCTAATACAATATTGTTGTATTCGTAAGTATCTCTTCTGTTTGCCACTGGTGCGGTTGAGCTACTTCTACTATAACTAGATTTGTCATTGTAGTACTTACTGTAAGATATCTTACTTGCAGGACTATTAGACCTAGACACTTCTGCGTCACCGTATAGCATCTTATCAATACCAGTCTTGATAGTGTCAGATATCATCTTTTTAAATGATGGAATTAATACTTCAGATAGAAGATATCCAACCACAGTATCCTTATCTTCTTCTATGAATGTATCTGCAAATTTTGAAAGACTGCTTTTCTTTTTGGTCTTCACACTTCCACTAACAACCTTGTCTACTTTCTTTTTTCCTAAGTTCTCTTCTTCAGTAGGCTTATCCTTTGTTAGAAATCTGTTTGAGTTCGGATTGTAATCCATAATTCTTTTCTCCTTTAAATATAAAAATTAAAAGGGAAATACCTTGTATCGGTATCACCCTTTTCTAAACAAACCTTTTTTCTAAGTTTTGATTAATCTTGGTTTTGTTCAATGTCTCCTGTCACATTCTCAACTGTTTCTTCAGTGTATTCTGTTTCAACAATCTTGTCATCTTTATTCTCTTTCTTTGATTTGATGAACTTCACAAGTTTAACTGCTCCATAGCCTAATGCAGCTACGACTACAGCTCCTCCTGCGATTCCAGCAATCTTAGCTAGAGAATCAACACTAGATTCTGCTACAGCTTCAACTGTTTCTTCAGTAACGTCAGCAACGTTTTCCATTAAATTTTGTTCCATATTAATATTCCTCCTTAGCCTTTTCGGCTTCTCTTTCATTAAACACCTTGTAAATTTCGCGTGTTTTTATCATGTGTATCTATAAATATAAAAGACGACTACTAGCATTTCGCTAGTAGCACATCTTCCAGTAATCATACTTTGGTGAAATATCATACTCCAATACTAAGCATGGCTGACCATTCTCAGCAATCTCTGATGAGATATCAATCTTCAACTGGCCACTGTCAATATTCCAACCTAACTCACCACCTAGCTTAGTGTTTCTAATACCTAACATATCATAGAAGCTATTTAGTGATGTATATGATTCATTTAGCAAAGTATAGTTAACCTCATTCTCCGCTTTATGAATCGCGTCAATGTTTGATTTGAAATATTGCCCTGACAAGCTATCGTAGCAAAGCACATCTCCATCTCCGGTCATGATAATGTTTGTTTCATTCACCGGATTCTTTTGAAGTTTATCCTTAGCAACCTCGTCAGAAACCTTCTGAGCTTCCTTTTCTCCTACAACTTCTACTACTTTATCTTTGTATTCTCGTAAAGCAGTTCTAGATACTTCATACGCAGTCGCTAATGCAGCAGTACGTCTTGTGTGTACTGAATTAGATGTAACTAAACATGCGATTGATAGACCTCCAGTTACTACTGTTGGAATATAACATTTCCAAGTAGCCTTAACTGTGTCTACAGTAGTCAATTTATCAACTTTCTGTTCTTCTTTCTTTTCTTTGATGTTTTCCATCGCTTTAGGTGTAGCTTTAACTGCTAATACTGTTGCAGTAATCATACCTGCGATACCTACACCTAATAGGATTTGTGGACTATACTTATCCACATTTCTTCCAACGTTACTTAGTAACATTTTAACATTTGATTTCATCTTTTCCATGACATTTTCCTCCTTTTGATGATTTCAAAAATAAAAAGCTAAGAGTCTGCTTGACTCCTAACTATTTTGCTTTTAGTGCTTCTTGTACAGCTTTGTCAATTAAATCCTTTAGTTCTTTGCTATCAGACATATTAGCAACTAGTTGTTTTCTGGCAATCCAATCGGATCCCATTCCAACTAATGCTCCTGCAACTGATAATGCATAACCTAAATATTTGATTTTATTCTGTGACATGATATCACTCCTTTCACTATAGTAGCTGCGAATTTCGCGTGGTATATTCTATTGGTACTCCAACCAATCTTCACTAGGTGAGAACACGGTAGAAATATAACAACATTCCATACCATCATCTAAAGTAATTTTCCTATGATCAAAGTCAATCCAGAATATCTCCTCGCAAACATCCCAGCCTAACATATCACCACCGTCAATATGACTTATTCCTAAGAATTCATAGAATTCGTTTATAGTAACATATCCTCTTAGCATGAAATTCCTATTTAGATGATACTCAGCAGCTAGAACTTGCTCAATGCTTGCTTCGAAATATCTTTTAGATAACTCATCGTAGAATAGTCTTTTCTCAGCGTTTTCTCCGTCTACTGAAATATCACAATAATTTAACATTGATTCAGCTGAGACACAAACATCATTAGCTTTTTCAACTGCTAATTCATCCATAATCTTTTTATGTGCGTCTTCACCATATAATTCTTTTAATTTTCTTTTGTAATCTTCATATGAGCTATTCACTAATGCATATGCACTTATAAGTGATGCTTGATACTTTGTACTTAATACATTTGCTCCAAATATACATGCAACAGTAGAAGCTCCTAATACTACTGCTGGAATATAAGTTGGTGCTACGGCTTTAATCTTTTCTTTCTTCGTTAATTCGTGGTCCTTTTCTGCATCTTCTAAAATATCAACCGCTTTGATTGTAGCCTTAGCTGTAACGATTGCTGTCGCTACAACACCTACAGCCCCTAAGCAACTTAAGATTATGGATGCGTTCTTTTTGTTTAACATGATGATTCCTCCTCTAATTTAGAAAAATATAAAGAAGCAGAACGAGATTCGAACTCGCACCCTCTAGAATATATCTAGCGCTCTACCATTAGAGCTACCTGCTTCTTTCACTATACACCTTGTAAATTTCGCGAAGAGAAAAGCTTAGAGTCTTTGTTAGACTCTTTACTTTAAAACTTTCATAGATTCTAAAATATCCGCTAATCTTTCTCCAGCTTTTTTTCTACGATCAACTTCGAGCCATTCCTGATTTGTCAATTCTCGTCTTAAACTCCAATAATGACCTAACGATCTGTCATAGCAATATAAATTCTTAATCGATTCTTGTTTCTTCAAGTTTACGTTTTTACTAACTGCTTTAACCAAGCTAGTTCCAGTTTTCGCAACAAGCGGAATTACAACAATAGCGATTTCAGGATTTTCTTTACACCATTCACATCCTTGTCTTATTTTTGTTTTGCAATTCAATTTAAAATCTTCAAATTTCTCCTTCATTGATCTGTCATCAACTGTAATAGTTTTACTCATTTTAGATTCCTCCTCTTTCATTATAGAGGTTGTAAATAATGCGTTTTTATATCTCTTTCCTATCAAAATATGTTTCCCATCGCTCTTTCTTGAGAGGTTTCATTCTTAAAGCCCACATGATTTGTCGTATGCTAACTGTAGGATATAAACCATTCTTGCACTTTTTAGCTTTGCTATCGAAGTATTCTTTGAATCTTGGATGTAAATATAACACGTCTGTAAGCCAAGGATCTATCTCAGCCCAATGACTCTTCTTAGTATCTGAATCAAAATATTGCTGGATTATAGCAAGACCTTTGTTGTTGATTAAATATAATGTGCATTTGTTGTATACTGGATGATTGCATTCATAAATTTCACCGTAATTACTAAAATATCGTTCAGGTTTCTCATAATGGTATCTCATAAATTCCTCCTTAAGAAAAAATAAAAGAAAGAGCCTTTGTTAGGCTCAATTCTATTTCTTAGGCAGTAATTTATTGATGAATCCTCTTCCCATCATCGTCGTAACAGTACCTTCTTTCTCAAAGTTTAGAGTTACTTTAGTTCCCCAGATTGTTACAGCTACTGGTATCACAATTCCTGCTGCGCTAATACCATAACCAATCCATTGAAAAATCTTATTAGTCTTAGCTTGTTCAGCTTCAAATTTCATCTTTTCAGCTTCATTTTTAATCTTTTCAGCTTCTTGAGCTTTACTAATTTCAATTTTCTCTAATTCCATTGACCTATCGATTAACTTAGTTAATCCTTCAACCATAATTTTGTAATCTTCTGAGTTTGTCTCCATACTCTCCAATACTTCAAGTTCTGTAGATATCTCTCCGTCTAATGCTTCTTTGTAATTAATCATAATAATTACCTCCTTTTCAATATAGAGAATGCTTATTCTGCGTAATAACCACTTTACTAAAATATCACTGATTTATGTAACCTATATGCTTAACCTAGAATAAAAAGAAAGAGCCTTTGTTAAGACTCTAACTCTGACTATTCGTCTATTGAATAAATTATTGATAAGTTCACTAATGCTTCAGGATCTAAACAATTGGCATGTTGTTTCATAATTTCGTCTAACAATTTTTCACCTATTTGATACAACGGAATATCATTAAGCATCAGAGGACATACCGATGTATCTTCTTGCATGCTTTTATGCAATTTGTACATTACAATACCAGTGCCAAGTACAGATATTCCTGTAATTCCATAAGTTAAAATCCCTAACGAATGATTTTTAACCCAATCCTTTTTCCTTTTTAAATTTTGTGACAGTTTTTTCATAATTTATTCCTCCTTTTCTGTCATTAAATACCTTGAATATATCGCGTAAAAAAGAAAGAGCCTTTGTTAAGACTCAGTCTTGTTTTTCGGATTTGCTTTCAGTATACATACCATACAAATATCCACAACCTACTACCAACGTTGCAAGCATAATTCCCTGTAAGTGACCTTTTCTACGTCCTCTATTGAATTCAGATTCACACGCTTTCAAAATATCTTCTACGCCTTTATCGTAGTATACTTCTTTAGTCTCTCGAATCCAATTAGCTACACAATGGTCCAATACTGGATTTTTCTCCATTTCCGCTAAAATGTAATTTTGTTGTGTTTTTGTTAGATATTTCATGAATATCACTCCTTTCATTAAAGTATAGGTTTTCTTCGCGTGTTCAAAATATAAAAGAAAGAGCCTTTGTTAAGACTCAATCGTAATTAATATCGTGAACATCGATAAATTGTGCTTTAGTATTACTGTGTTTCGGTTTTATTCTATAGCCTCTTTTCTCGTATTCTCTTTCTGTTCTTATTTGCCCAACTAAATATCCAGCGGCAAATAATAGCATTAATGTTACTAAGCTAAGCACCATATCATAAATACCTTTCATAATAATTTCATTCATATCAATCTATCCTCCTTCATTATAGAAACTGTAAATATAGCGTATCTCTTGCAATTACGCGTTTTCTCCGGTTTCTTCTACTGTAAAAGTCATTATACAATCTCTACCTAAATCAGCGGCGTCATCTTCGAAATTCATCGCTACATTTGAAGCTACATCTGATACTGTATCTAATGTATCTACAACATTTCTAGATTTATTTCTTTTTAATCCGAAATATGCCATACCACCAAATACAACCATTCCTCCAACAATAGCAATTTCTTTCTTATGCTCCTCGCACCAATTTTTAGTTTTAGTTAAAATGTCTTTATTCATATAAAAGACCTCCTTTCATTATATAGTGTGTAAATAATGCGAAGAAAAAGAAAAGACTA